ATATTTTCTGGAAACTTTTCCAAAATTCCCTCGGCGGTTTTCGTCCTTTGACAGTGTCTACGTGGATTTGAGTGACATTCCAGCTTCTTTGATAACCGTTGACAAACTATAGCCATGGTTGGTTTGATGACTCCTTAAACGTTTTTCCTTTTCCCTCTAAGAGATGTTGCTCAAATCTACTTAAACACTGTCAAAAGTATGACAAACATGACGTAAGGAGGTATAAAAGTGGCCAAAGCAAAAGCAGATCATCAGACAAAGTCGATGAGACCGGCCTTGACACCGGAAGGTAGAGAGAATCAGCTCATTTCTTTAGCTGTAGATCTTGCTGAAAGACAGCTTAGAGAAGGAACCGCCTCGTCGCAAGTCATTACCCATTATTTAAAGATGGGATCTGTACGAGAGAAGCTTGAAAGGGATAAATTGATTGAGGAAAACAAAAAATTAAGGGCTCAAACACAAGCACTTGAGTCGGCTAAGAATACCGAAGAGATGTATGCAAAAGCTATTAAAGCTATGATTAAGTATAGTGGTCATGAGGCAATGGATGATGTCGAACTTACGGACATATAGAGAATTAAGCAAGTTAAAAACCTTTCGTCAAAGGTTCAAATATTTACAATTGCATGGCCAAATTGGAAAAGAAACATTCGGCCATAATCGATACCTCAATCAAAAATTTTATCTTTCTAAAGAATGGAAAGAAGTAAGAAGATTAGTCATTGTTAGAGATAACGGCTGCGATTTGGGAATTTCAGATAGAAACATTACCGGTAGAATCTATATTCATCATATGAATCCCATTACAATGGAAGATCTTATCCATAGATCAGATTTAGTGTTAAATCCAGAATATTTAATTAGCGTATCCACAATGACGCATGAAGCAATCCATTATGGAGATGAAAAATTGTTAATCAGTGATTATGTAGAACGATCACCATATGATACTAGCCCTTGGAGGCAATAACAAAGGAGTATAAAATGGAAAACAGTATTTTAAATACCATTAAATCCATGTTGCTTGGTTCCGGTATGGACGTCACTGATTTCGATACAGATTTGATAGTGTTCATAAACTCTACCCTTTCAAACATGATACAGCTTGGAGTAAGTGACAAGCAATTCCGTATTACTGGACCTAGCGAAACATGGAATCAATTGATTACAAATGAGAACATTCTCGCAAGTGTGAAAGAGTATATTTACATTCGAGCAAAACTGTTGTTTGATCCGCCAACCAGCTCGATTGTTATGGAAGCTTACAAAGAAATCTTAAAAGAAGATGAATGGCGGATTACAAACGAACTCGATATGAAAAGTTACAAAGAGGAACAAGAAAAAGAAGTTGTCGACTACAACGACCTTATCAACAAACCATCATTAAACGGCGTCGAACTGCAAGGAGATGTCGAGATGGATATTGCTAGTGAGGAGTATGTCGACAAAAAAGTTGGTGATATCGAAAATGCCTATTACTAACAAACTAAAAGAAATTGCTGATGCAATTCGTCTAAAGAATGGATCAACTGAACTAATGCGACTAGATCAAATGGATGACGCAATTCGTGAATTGTCTGGAACAGATATTCCTACATACGAAGGAGAATACAAAGTGTCACCGTCTTTTGACCCAATTGTGTTAGATACAGATGATAAGCAACTTTTAGAGGATATTGTAATTGAACCAATTTCTGTATCAGAGGTTGGGAATAACAGCAATGGAAAAACTTTAATTATTTAACATTTTAGGAGGATACAAATGGCTGAACAGTATATTAACAAAGTCATTGTCAATGGACAAACAAAAATTGATCTTACTTCAGATACCGTTGATGCGGGCCACTTGCTTTCTGGTTATACAGCTCACGATAAAAGTGGTGCTCCGATCGAAGGTACCTGTACTTTCAATGCAGATACTTCAGATGCAACAGCTACCGCTCCGGAGATTTTATCTGGTAAGACGGCTTATGTAAAAGGATCCAAAGTATCAGGTAGTATGCCAAATAAAGGAAGTGTTACTGGGGAGATTACTACTTTAACTACCCCATACACAATTCCACAGGGTTACCATGATGGAGCCGGTCGTGTCTCCATCTCAGAAGCAGAGAAAGCAAAGATTATTGCCGAGAACATTCGTGAAGGAATTACGATTCTTGGCGTAGAAGGTTCTATGTCCGGAACGGAAGATGCAAATGCACAGAGTAAGACAGTTACACCGACATTCGAAGATCAGAATATTGTTCCAGATACCAGCTCCGGATACAATTATTTGGCATCTGTTACGGTAAAGGCAATTCCGGTTAAAGAAACAGCTGGGGAAAATGGAGGATTAACTCTGACCATAGGATAGGAGTCTTAAAAAATGGCGAAACAATATGTGAATAAGGTGATCGTTAATCAGGAAACAGTTATTGATCTGTCCAATGATACAGTCAGATCGGATAAAATGATTTCCGGTTATACAGCGCATGATAGCAGTGGTGCTCCAATCACCGGAACTTTAACTGATAAAGATATTAACGATGTCGTTATACAAGGGAATCATATTATTATTCCGCCTGGGATGTACTCAAATGGAATTGATATTGCTTTGAAGAATTGGGAGTGGGATCCGTTCTCGCTTGAATCATCGATGATAACCGATGCAGTTGAAGTAGAATCTATTGTTGAGCAACCGGAGGTGAAATGATGTGAACGATACAATTTACCATTTCGGTATTAAAGGTATGAAATGGGGACGACGTCGATTTCAGAACAAAGACGGGTCGTTAACTCCGGCAGGAAAAAAACGTTATGGTGACGGATTATCCGATTCAGACAGTTCGGGAGCAAAACCTCCAATAATGACAATTAAACGCCCAGGCTCTTCCAGTTCTAGTAAGAAGAAAGTCAGTGAAATGAGTGACGAAGAATTACGAAATCGAATTAATCGAATGAATATGGAAAAGCAGTACGCTCAGTTGTCCAAGGAGTTGTCAGGAGAATCCGGCTCTAATGCAAAGCAGAACAAGGGCAAAAGTTTTGTGGGCGAGATTAGCTCTAGAACTCTAAATAATATTTTAATTCCTGCCGGCGAAGAGATTGGAAGGCAGTTAGTGCGTTCTTATCTCGCTAAGAATGGAAACAAAGCATTTAATTTAAAGGGCGAATTTCAGTTACACCCAAATAATAAGAAGAAGTAGGTGACTATATGTCTTTGTCAAATACAGCAACACCTAAATATTACGGAATGTTTCGAGATGCTGTAATGCGGGGTGACATACGAGTAAATGAGTATATCTCCATGGAGATGAATCGTATAGACGAATTAATTCGAAATCCAGGATTCTATTACGATGACAAGGCCATTGACGGTTTTATTTTTTTTTGCGAAGAGGAATTAACACTTACCGATGGCGAAGACTTACATTTACTAGATTCTTTTAAATTATGGGCGGAACAAGCATTCGCCTGGTACTACTTTGTATCGCGTACCGTATTTGTACCAAATGAAGACAATCATGGCGGACATTATGTACAAAAAGTAGTAAAGAAACGTTTGGTGAATAAGCAATACCTCATCGTAGCCAGAGGGGCAGCGAAATCGATGTATGCATCATGTATACAGAATTTCTTTCTAAACATTGATACATCTACAACCCATCAAATTACAACTGCACCGACAATGAAGCAGGCCGAAGAGGTTATGTCACCAATTCGTACATCTATTGTACGAGCTAGAGGACCGTTGTTTCAGTTTTTAACAGACGGATCTCTACAAAACACAACTGGTTCCAAAGCAAATCGTACGAAGTTAGCTTCGACAAAAAAGGGAATACAGAATTTCTTAACTGGATCACTCTTAGAAGTTCGTCCAATGAGTATCGACAAACTTCAGGGATTGAAATGCAAAGTTGCTACAATTGATGAATGGCTATCAGGAGACATACGAGAAGATGTCATTGGAGCAATCGAACAGGGCGCATCCAAGAATGATGACTATTTCATCTTAGCAACTAGTTCAGAAGGTACTGTTCGTAATGGAGCAGGTGATACCGTCAAAATGGAATTATTAGACATCCTGAAAGGGAAGTACTACAATCCACATGTTTCGATTTGGTATTACCGATTGGACGACGTAAAAGAAGTAAAGGATCCGGGGTTGTGGCATAAGGCCAATCCAAATCTGGGTTACACCGTTTCTTACGAAACTTATCAATTGGATGTGGAGCGTATGGAGAATGCTCCGGCCACAAGAAACGATATTTTAGCAAAACGTTTTGGAATTCCAATGGAAGGGTATACCTACTTCTTTACTTATGAAGAAACAAAGGTACATCGGAAACGAGACTTTTGGGGAATGCCGTGTGCGATGGGTGCTGACTTATCTCAGGGTGACGACTTCTGTTCTTTCGTGTTTCTGTTTCCTTTGGGTGATGACTATTTTGGAATCAAGACAAGAAATTATATTTCGTCGGTTACTTTGGATAAACTTCCGTTAGCGATGAGACAAAAGTATGATGAGTTTATGCAAGAGGGAAGTTTAATCGTACTAGAAGGAGCAATTCTTGATTTGGAGCAAGTATATGATGATCTGGATCAGCATATCGAACGTATGGATTACGAAGTTTGTTGTTTCGGATATGACCCTTATCAAGCTAAGTCGTTCGTAGATCGTTGGACTATGGAGAATGGTCCATTTGGTGTACAAAAAGTTCCTCAGGGGTCTCGAACAGAATCGGTTCCTTTAGGAGAAATAAAGACTTTGGCTTCCTTACGAAAACTATTATTCGACGAGTCATTATACATGTTTACGATGGGTAACTGTATTGTAATGGAGGATACAAATGGTAACCGAAAACTATTGAAAATGCGACGAGAGGCAAAGATTGATGCAGTTGCTGCAACGATAGATGCTTTTGTAGCATACAAAGATCATAAAGACTCATTCAACTAGGAGGTGGTAATATGGAATCAAACGATACAATTTATCATTATGGCGTAAAGGGTATGAAATGGGGCGTTCGTAGAGACGCTCGAGTTCTTGCAGCGCATCGAACCAACGAAGCTGTTAGACAAGCTAAGAATGATTATCGAGAAGGTAAAATCTCCAAGTCAGAGCGTAAAACAGCAATTAAGAAAGCGAAGAACTATAAAAAAGAATATAAGAAAGAATTGAAGAGTCAGTTTAAAAATGCTGACCGTAAAGAACGAAAGCAGTTGAATAAAGACATTGTAAACCAGGCGAAGAAGGAAGTTGGAGCAAGGCGACTGAAGAAAGCAGCTACTTCTTTCAACAGAGCAACCACCGTAGCAACTCTTTCCGGCTCCGCAGTTGCTTTAGGTATGAGTTTTGTGGCAGCTCCTGCTTTAGGACCATTAATTGCAGGTAGTGCTGCTGCAGCAACAGCTGGGGCTTTAGGCAAACAGTGGATTGCTCAGAAACTGATTGATAAGGTATCGTAAGGAGGTGGTTTTAAGATGCAAGACACAATTTACCATTTCGGTATTAAAGGTATGAAATGGGGCATTCGCAGATACCAGAATCCGGACGGTACTTTAACAGATGCTGGGAAAAAACGAGCAGCAAAAGGGCGAAGAAAGCAATCCCGAATTCGAAGCGAACAGGCGGAACTCCGTTCGGATAATGCTAGAGCAAAGAGTGAAATCTCGAGAGCGACGAAAAATCGCCAATCAATCAATGCCGAAAAATTGTCTAGCACGGTAGAGAAGAACCAGATTGACAGAAAACTTGCGGTGGATAGTTCCGGCAGAACCCAGTATCTCACCAACTGGGGTCGTCGAAAAGATCAGGATCGGTCATTTAATCTTAATGCTAGGCTCGCAGAACTTCAGGACATGGATTTAAGAGAGCAGTCGAGGATTGCATCCGCAGTAGAACGGATGAATGTAAACAACCAGAGGATTTCAGACCTTGATGCGAAGTACGAACGAATTGGTCGTAGATACTTTACTGATTTATTGAAATACACTAAAGATGCTGAAGATCGCGATATGGCTCAACAATTAAGAGATGACGGCACAGATGACGATGACATCGCTTATTTGCTTGGGATGGATAAGAGAAGAGTAAAAAAGTTACTCGATTAAATAAAAGGGAGAAACGTCAAAATGGAATTGATGACTAGAGTGAGGAATGCCTACAATGCGTTCATGAACCGGGATCCGACAAATCGTATGAATTATGGACCTGGTTATTCTTATCGTCCAGATCGTCCACGAATGACTCGAGGTAATGATCGAACAATTCTTACAGCTATTAACAATCGTATTGCTATTGATGTCGCGTTGATGACTTTTCAGCATTGCAAAATGAATGATAAAGATCAGTACGACGATATTGTGAACGATGGATTAAACAAATGTCTAAACTTGGAGGCTAATCTGGATCAGAGTGCATTTGCTTTTAAAGTCGATATGGCAATGTCCATGCTGGATGAGGGGTGTGTAGCTGTTGCGCCAATTGAAACCGACAAAGACACTATCAATCAGCAGACTGGGTCTTATGAGATCTATACCATGCGAACGGGGAAAGTTACAACCTGGTATCCAGACGCTGTACGAGTTCGCATGTATGACGATCGAGATGGTCAGAAGAAAGAAACTGTTATGATGAAGAAAGACGTGGCTTTAGTAGAAAACCCGTTCTTTGCCATCATGAATGAACCAAACTCAACAGCTAAGCGACTAGCTCATAAACTGGCATTGTTAGACCGTTCGGACGACTATAATGCATCCGGCAACATCGACTTGATCATTCAGCTTCCTTATACTGTAAAATCAGAACGTAGGAAAGCCGTTGCTGACCAACGTCGAGCAGAAATCGAAGAACAGTTGAATGGTTCTACATATGGTGTTGCTTACATTGACAGTACTGAACATGTTATTCAGTTGAATCGTGCTTTGGAGAACAATCTGCTAAAGCAAATCGATTATTTAACGAAGGAATTGTTTACTCAGCTAAACATGACACCTGAAATCTTGAACGGTACTGCTGATGAACGAACGATGCAGAATTATTACTCAAGGACGATCGAACCAATCGCAACAGCTTTTGTTGAAGAGATGAAACGGAAGTTCTTAACCAAGACGGCGATTGCTCAAAAGCACACAATCATGTACTTTAGAGATCCGTTTAAGATGCTTCCGATTAGTCAAGTTGCTGAGTTAGCCGATAAGTTAACCAGAAATGAAATTATGTCTTCGAATGAGATTCGTACAAAGGTTGGTATGAGACCATCGAAAGACAAAGCTGCAGATCAGTTAAAGAATAGTAACATTAGTGCAGCTAAAAACAGACTTCCAGTTGCTGAACCGGCCTCGGTACCAGCGGAAGAATCAACAAACAAAGAAAAGGAGGAACAGATTCAAAATGGCTAAATACGACTTTAGTGGATGGGCTACCAGGGCTAACATGAAATGTTCCGATGGAAGGATTATCGCCGATGACGCATTTAAAGATGACGACGGAAGGATAGTTCCTCTCATTTGGAACCATCGGCATAACGACCCTTCTGAAGTGTTAGGTCACGCTCTTCTTGAGAATCGAGGAGATGGCGTATACGCCTACTGTTCGTTTAATGATACAAAAGGCGGCCGTCTTGGTAAGGAATTAGTTCGTCATGGGGACATCGCATCCCTTTCCATTTGCGCAAACAAGTTACAGCAGATTGGATCATTAGTTAAACACGGAAAGATCCGAGAAGTCAGTCTCGTTCTTGCTGGGGCAAATCCGGGTGCAAGTATCGAAGACGTAGCGATACACAGCGATGATGTAGAAGACGACAGCGTAGCAATTTACACCGGCGAGCCGATTGAGCTCTATCATGGAGAAGAGATGGAAGACGGAACTAAAGTGATTTCCGAAGAGAAAGAAGAAAAGGAGGAGACCAAGGTGTTAAACCATGCTGATGAAAGCAAAGAAACCACAACTAAATCTACGGATGATGTAAAAGGCGGTAAAACCGTACAGGACGTCATCGACAGTATGAATGACGAACAGAAGAAAGTAATGTATGCGTTAGTTGGTGCTGCTGTTTCAGACACTACTGACGACGATGAAGATGACTCAACAGGAGGTAACGACGAAATGAAACAGAACGTGTTTGATACAACTGATGAGAGAGAAATGGACGGCGTCCTGATGCACGCTGATGGTACTCTCGTAACCGTTGACGAAGTAGAAATGGTATTCAAAGATGCTAAACGATATGGAAGTCTGAAAGATTCCTGCTTAAACCACGGAATCGAAGATGTGGATTGGCTGTTCCCGGATGACCGGAACCTGAACACACCGCCGGCTTTCATCAAGAGGGATACAGGCTGGGTAAGCAAAGTTATGAATGGTGTTCACCATACTCCGTTCTCCAGAATCAAATCCATGTTTGCTGACATCACAGAAGATGACGCAAGAGCAAAGGGTTACATCAAAGGCAAAATGAAGAAAGAAGAATTCTTCAGCTTACTGAAACGTACAACATCTCCGACAACCGTCTACAAGAAACAGAAGATGGATCGTGATGATGTTATTGATATTACAGACTTCGACGTAGTATCTTGGCTGAAATCTGAGATGAGAATGATGCTGGACGAGGAACTTGCTCGGGCATATCTCATTGGTGATGGAAGACTTGCATCCAGCGATGATAAGATTAACGAACAGTGCATTCGTCCGGTTGCAAAGGATGACGACCTGTTCACTGTTCACAGCGTTATAACAGTTGCTTCTGCAGCTACAGATGATGATAAGGCAAAAGCATTCATCAAACAGGTTATCAAAGAGAGAAAGAACTACAAAGGTTCTGGTAATCCGTCTCTTTACACAACAGAAGATATGCTGACAAATATGCTTCTTCTTACTGACGAAATCGGAAGAGATCTGTATCCGGACGAAGCTGCTCTGGCTAAAAAGCTGAGAGTAAAGGAAATCGTAACAGTTCCTCCGATGGAATCAGCAAAAGACGCTGAAAACAACCCGCTGGTTGGTATTGTTGTTAATATGGCTGATTACAATGTTGGTGCAGATAAGGGCGGAGCTGTCAACATGTTTGACGACTTCGACATCGACTACAACCAGCAGAAATACCTGATTGAGACACGTTGCTCTGGTGCTCTGACAGTACCATACTCAGCAATGGCTTTCAGCATGAAGACTCAGGGATAATCATGAAAGAGGACATGACATAACATGAACAATCTTAAAGATTTTAATAAAATTTATGCCGACGCCGGAGAGCAGGAGGTAAAATCTGTGATACTGTATGGGAAGGCTAGAGATAACTATCTCTACAGTACGCCAGAGATGTCTGAATCTGTCAAAATGGAGAAAGAGGACTTCGACAATCTCATGCTCAAAGGCGCTAAGATTTCGTATGATGGAACTATTTACACACCAAAGAGCTTCGCATTAAGCGGAGCATATTCGACTGTTACTTTTGGGGATAGCATTACATTACAGTCCAAACCAAAAAAACCAACTGTAACAGTCATTACTCCTGGTGATGAAATAGATCTGTTGGGAAAAACTGCATCTGATCTTCAGGAAGGTATCCGGATTGAAGGCAATGCAATTTACGGAACACTCCATCACATTACTGGGTACACAGGATTTTCCAGTATAGAAAAAGAGCAGGAAGGATACTACCTGGCTACTAAGTATGTACCGGATCCAAGCGACGGCGATGTGCATGTGCTAAAGACTAACGGTACAGTTGGTGACAAGGTGCTAAGCCGACCAGACTTAACACTGGTATCCATCATTACAAACAAAGACATCCAGAAGCTTCAGGTTTATGTTGAAGCAGACGGTGTAAAAGGAGACACGGTCGAATACGATTTATCTCATTTAATCCTGGAAGAATAACTAAGAAAGGAGAATTACTGTCATGACTGACTATAGAAATTTCGATGTAGTATATGCGGATGCTGAGGAAAAGTATGTAAAAACAGTTGTGTTATATGCTAAAACTTCTGATGACTATGTATATAAAGCAGCTGAAGCTACTGAGCAGGACAAGATCGACAAAGATACTCTTCTGGAACTTTGTAAGAAAGGTGTGTTAGTACTGCTGGATGGTGTATACTATGTTCCATCACAGTTTAAAGATGCTACAACCTATACGACCCTTACAATCGGTGAATCTACAGTTCTGAATTCTAAAGAGTATGCAGCAGAGTAATCGGGAGGTAGCATGAGCAAATTCTCAGGGCGAATCGGATTTGCAATTTCTGAAGAAACAATGCCGGGATATTTCGATAAAACAGTTAGGGAGCGAAAGTATCGCGGAGATTTACTTCGAAATGTAATCGAAAAAAATGACAACGAAACGACCACCAATCGTGATATTGGATTAAGCAATCGGATAAGTATTGTGGCTGATGCGTTCGGGAAAGATCATATTTATGAGATTGCATATGTAATATTTTCTTACCCATCCCTAGGTGGAATATGGAATGTTCGGCAAGCTGAAGTTGTTGACAACCGAATCATCCTGACATTAGGAGGGTTGTATAGTGGACCGACGGCTGACGTTACAGGCGAAACTGGAGGAAATATTGGGGTCTGATCACGTTTACTTCAACCCTCCAGAAAATTATCGATTGCGATATCCGTGTATTGTCTATGACACAGACGATGTTGAACGATTATCAGCAGATAATTTTGCATATATCAAACATGTACAATACACGGTTACTTATATTTCAACAAAACCAGACATGAGCATGGTATATAAGCTTATGGATCTGCCTTTATGCTCTTTTGAGCGACATTATAAGGCAGATGATTTAGAACATTATGTGTTAAATTTATATTGGTAAGGAGGAACACGCATTATGGCAAAAATTGTATGGGATGCGACTGGAGAAAGATATTATGAATCTGGCGTAGATCATGGTGTATTGTATCCACTTGGCAGTGCCGGTTCATATGAAACTGGCGTGGCTTGGAACGGATTAATTAACGTTACTGAATCTCCGGAAGGAGCAGAACCATCCGATATGTGGGCGGATAATATTAAATACGGTTCTCTTCGTTCTGCGGAAACATTTGGCGGAACAATCGAAGCATACACTTATCCGGAAGAATTCGAAGAATGTGATGGAAACAAGATGATGAAAGAAGGAGTTTACATCGGACAGCAGTCCAGAAAATCTTTCGGATTCAGCTATCGCACCAAGATCGGTAATGACGTAAATCAGGATCTTGGATACAAATTACATCTTGTATATGGATGTACGGCATCTCCGTCTGAGAAATCTCGAGATACCATCAACGATTCACCGGAAGCAGCAACTCTTTCTTGGGAGTTTGATACAACACCGGTAAACGTAACAGGTGGAGATCCGACAGCAACAATCGTTATCGATTCCAGAACTGCTGATCCAACGAAATTGGCGAATCTGGAAAAGAAACTTTATGGTGACGATTCTACAGGAACACCGACACTTCCGTCTCCGGACGAAGTAATCGCTATGTTTAACGAAGAATAGCAAGTAAAAATGTATTAAGGAGGAGTAATCATGATAGTAAAAAGAATTGACTATGTTGATTTCAACGGTGTAAAAAGAAGTGAAAACTTTCTGTTCAATTTTATGGAATCTGAAATTCAGGAGATGAATCTCCGTTATCCGGATGGCGGTTTAAAGGGCCGCCTCCAGAAGATTATCGACGAGCAGGATCCAGATACGATTGTAGATTATTTTAAATCTCTGATCATGGATTCTTACGGTGTGAAATCCGACGATGGAAAACGGTTTGAAAAGAGTAAAGAACTCTCTGAGGCTTTCTCTCAGACCCCGGCATACTCAAAACTGTTTATGGAATTAAGCACAAATACGCAGGCAGCAATCGAGTTTGTAAACGGAATTATCCCTAAGGTTCAGGATTTACCTACAGACGCAGCACCTGAGAACATCTCGAATGTAGTAGAGATGAACTCAAATGCTTAGGATCCACGTTCCGGATCAAGAGTATTTCGATAACAAGCTCGGAGAATTCATTTATGCAAAAGGGGGAGACATTGCTCTTGAGCACTCCCTCTTCGCCGTTTGGCGCTGGGAGTCAAAATGGAAAAAACCATTCTTATCAAGGAATCCTCCGAAAACAAGAGAAGAGTCCATATACTATATCTATTGTATGATCGAAGAAGGATCTGTTGATTATTTGGCGCTTACGGCATTACCTGATGAGACAATCGACATCATTGATCGATATATGAACGATTCAATGACAGCTACAACTTTTTCTAAAACAAATGAACTTCCTAGTAGAGAGATTATTACTGCCGAAGTGCTGTACTGGGAAATGTTTGAGCTTGGAATTCCGTTAGAATTCGAACATCGTCATCTAAACCATTTGATGACATTGATAAAAGTATGTAGTATTCGAAACTCTCCGAATAAAAAAATGTCCAAATCGGAAATATTCAACCGGAATCGAGCGATTAACGAATATAATAAAAAGAGATACCATACTAAGGGGTGATTACGATGGCTACATTACGTGTTATTGATGCGGCATCACATCAGGGTAATATGAATCAATCAGCGATGAGTTTTGATGCTTTAATTGTAAAAGCAACAGAAGGAACTGGATACATTAACCCGTATTGTGATGGGGAATTTAACGAAGCATTAAAACTTGGAAAGAAACTTGGAGTTTATCACTTTGCCAGAAACACAATGAACAGTGCAGAGGCAGAGGCAAATTACTTTATCAAAAACACCAAAGGGTATGTAGGAAAAGCAATTCCAGTACTCGATTGGGAAGACAAAGATACGTCCAATGTTGCTTGGGCCTTGAAATGGCTACAACTTGTTGAGAAAGCATATGGTTGTAAACCGCTAATCTACATGTCCGAGGCAGTTGTAAATAAATACAACTGGTCAAGTGTAGTAAAGGGAAACTACGGTCTGTGGGTTGCCAAATACGCAGATTACATCCCGGATTACAACTTCAACATGGCTGGAGCTGGTCGTGCGCCGTCTGTAAAATGGTGGAAGACGATCACTCTTTGGCAATGGACCTCTGTAGGAAGACTAAACGGTCACAGCGGAAATCTCGATTGCTCAGTATTCTATGGAGACGGTGATGCTTGGGATAGATATGTAGGCAAAAACTCTTCTACGGGTTCTGTAGCTAAACCAGGGAATCCGGACGGAGAGGTAAAAGACAACTCAGGTGTTTTCCAGGCCAAAAAGGATCAAAATGGAGAAGTGACTTATCGAGGACATCTTCGCGACACCGGCTGGGGAAACTGGCAATGCGATGGAGCAATGATTGGCAGCGTCGGTCAGAACCGCCGGGTGGAAGCTCTGCAGATCGATCCTGTTAAACATATGGATGTCAAGGTACATATCAAAGATCAGGGTGATAAAGTTTATCGCAATATTACTAAAGATACGATCATTGGTACAACTGGTCAAAATCTCAGGTTGGAAGCTTTATACATCAACTCTGCCGATACGGTCTATTTGTACCGGGTACACCAGAAAGACATTGGATGGTCTGATTGGTGTGTAAACGGACAGTGGGCTGGACAGAAAGGAAAAGGCAAGCAGATCGAAGCTGTAGAGATCAAGGTCGCCGATATCGCCTATCTGGCACATGTGCAGGATACAGGAGATACAATCTGGGCTGCAGACGGAATTGTTGCCGGAACAACCGGACAGGACAAACGTATGGAAGCAATCCGGATCAAGAGCCAGCATTGTGGGGATGTGTACGCTAAAGCACATATTCAGGGAATCGGCTGGAAAGACTTTGGGAAAATTGATCAGAACACGGTCATTGGAACTGAGGGTAACGGCCTTCGCCTGGAATGTCTCTGTTTGAAAGGAGACTTCGAATGGCGAGCACATATTCAGGGAACCGGATGGACTCAGTGGACAAAAGCGGACGGCGTAGCTACGCTTGGCACAGTCGGTCAGGCTCTTAGAATGGAAGCTATTGCCATTAGAGCAATTTAATAAAGGTGGAAAGGAGGAAAGAGAATGATTAAAATTCGTCATCGCGGTGACTTTAAGAACACCGAACGATTCTTTAATAAAAATAAAAAAATAAACATCGTGTCGATATTGGAAAAGTACGGTCGAGCTGGAGTCGCTGCTCTTTCCTCCGCTACACCTGTGGATACAGGATTAACTGCAAATTCGTGGGATTACGAAATATCCCAAAAAGACGGTCGCATATCAATCTATTGGACTAACTCCAATGTTAATAAAGGCGTGCAAATAGCTGTGATATTACAGTATGGGCATGGCACCAATAACGGAGGATACGTTCGAGGAATTGATTATATTAATCCGGCATTAGGACCTATATTCGATAGTATCGCCGAAAATGCATGGAAGGAAGTGACAGAATAAATGGGTAAAAAAGTAGACGAACGAGTCGTTGAAATGCAATTCGACAATAAACAGTTCGAAGCAGGGATTAAAACGAGTATGCGATCGTTGGATAATCTGAAGAAGGGATTAAACTTCGACGGAGCAACAAAAAGTTTAGATAAAATTAGCACCAGCACCAAAAACATTGATTTTGGCGTAATGCAAAAAGGTATTGAAACAGTATCTAGCAAATTTACAACTCTTGGTATTATTGGAGTAACTGCCTTACAAAATATTACAAATGCAGCAATACATGCCGGAACCAATTTGGTGAAATCTCTAACATTAGATCCGATCATTTCTGGTTTTCAAGAGTATGAATTACAGCTTGGTTCTATACAGACTATTTTGGCTAATACCCAAAGTAAAGGAAGTACTTTAAATGATGTAAATGTAGCATTACAGGAATTAAACACCTATGCTGATAAAACCATTTACAACTTTGCTGAAATGACCAGAAACATTGGTACCTTTACTGCAGCTGGTGTTGATTTGGATACAGCAGTATCATCGATCAAAGGTTTGTCAAACTTAGCTGCGGTATCAGGCTCTTCTTCTGCTCAGGCTGCCACAGCAATGTATCAGTTATCACAGGCAATCGCAGCTGGAAAGATTCAGTTAATGGACTGGAACTCAGTTGTTAACGCGGGTATGGGTGGTGAAGTATTCCAGGAAGCCTTAAAGCGAACTGCTAGAAATTTCGGAATCAATGTAGATGGCATGATCGAGAAATATGGTTCTTTTCGGGAATCCTTAACTCAAGGCGGTTGGCTAACGACTGAAGTATTAACAGAAACATTAAAGCAGTTATCCGGTGCTTACACAGAAGCAGATCTGGTTGCTCAGGGTTATACGAAAAGTCAGGCAAAAGCGATTGTCGAGTTGGCTAATACAGCAACTAGTGCTGCTACAGAAGTAAAAACATTCAGTGGGTTGATTGACACCTTACGAGAAGCAGTGGGGTCCGGATGGGCTCAAACTTGGCAGTTGGTATTTGGTGATTTCGAGCAGGCCAAATCACTTTTTACAGGAATTAGTAATGTATTAAGTGATATGATTAATAAATCATCGGATGCAAGAAACGCGCTTCTTCGAGAGGGACTCTCCTCAGGATGGGATCAGTTGCTGGCAGAAGGAATTACCAATGAAGAGCAATTTATAGCAGTAACAAAGAACGTTGCTAAAGAGCATGGTGTTGCTATCGACGACATGATTGCCAATGCCGGCTCTTTTGAGGAGTCTTTAAAAGAGGGATGGCTCACCTCTGACATGCTTGCTGAGTCTATCGATAGAGCTGCTCAGCAGACACAGGGATTGTCAAAAGAACAGTTAAAGAGTATGGGATATACAGAGGAGCAAGCCAAATCTCTTCAGGAATTGAACAAGCAGGTAAAAGACGGTGCAATTAACTTAGACGACTTTGCTAAGAAAATGACCATCTCATCTGGTCGAGATAATATTATTGCCGGTTTTAAGAACATTATAACTGGTATTAGTGGGATCATCAAACCAATTGGCGATGCGTTTAAAGAAGCATTTTCCTTTAATGGTCAAGATTTATATAAACTTACAGAAGGTTTTCGCGAATTAACGGAAAAATTCAAAATAAGTGATTCTACTGCAAAGAACATTAAGAATACCTTTAAGGGATTGTTCGATATCTTAGCATTTGGAGCAAAAGCCACAACTACTGTAGTAAAAGTATTTGCTAGAATTGCAGGAGCAGTACTTCCGGCAAATGAAGGGTTACTTGGACTCACAGGAACTCTAGGTTCTATGGTGTCGTATGTAGTAAATGCTGTAGATAATCTTGGCATATTTGAATTAGCTGTGAAAGCCGCAGCAACTCCGGTAACAGCATTAGTTGGAGCATTAGCTATGGCTGTTAAGATGATTGGAGAGTTTGTTACATACGTAGCTGATAAGCTGAATATTCCGGCTTTTGGCACAATTACAGCCATGGCGGCTGATGTAAAAGACTTTTCTGATACAACGAACGACGCAATGGATACTGTAAAGAAAGGTGCAACAAAGAGCTTTAATCCATTGATCACAGCATTACAGAAAGTATCTAAGATGGTGAATTCAGCAAAAGATGCATTCTCCAAATTCGCTAGCACGATTAGGAATGCAGTATCGCCAGTTATTGATAAGCTGAAAGACATATTTGCAGAGGTATCATTTGACGATGTACTTGGAGCAGGTGGCTTAGTTGGAATTGCAGTTCTTATTCGTAAGATGTTTAAGAGAGTAGATGAAGCTGTTGGAAACTTCGATAAGATTATTGATAGTGTGACAGATGTTCTAGACGCCGCAAGAGGATCATTGGAAGCTTGGCAGAAGAACTTAAATGCTTCTACTTTGTTGAAGATCGCCGGTGCTGTTGCTATTTTGGCTGGATCTTTATTGGTATTAACCAGAGTAGATCCTGATCAGTTAGCTGGTGGATTAGTTGGAGTATCTGTTTTACTTGGAGAAGTGGTAGCGACCCTTGCTATTCTTGATCGAATTGATCCAGGTGGAGTGACAAAAGCAGCGACCACTATGATCATTATTTCAGCAGCTGTATCTATATTAGCAAATGCTCTAACCAAATTAAAAGATTTTCAGAGCTGGGATGATACGTGGCCAGCACTGGTATCGGTTGCATCTTTGCTTAGCGGTTTAACTGTAGCTGCAAAATTGCTTGGAAAAGGAATCAATGGTACAGAATTAATTAAAACCTCTGTAGGTTTAGTAATATTCTCTACTGCTATTGATAAATTAGCAGAAGCAATGACATCGTTTGCAAAATTAGACGCTAAATCTATTGGCAAGTCTATTTTATCTCTTGGAGTAATTTTGGGAAGTATCACAGCATTTATTCGTTTGGCTAAATTAGACAAATTAAAAAGTGCAAAAGCGACCATTATTGAAATTGCAACATCTATGATTATTATGTATGGAGCAATTGAGTTGTTCGGTCGAATGGATACAGACAAATTAATTCAGGGATTAAATACGGTTACAATGCTAATTGGGGCCCTGACTGTTTCCATGCGCTATATGAGTGGTTCTAATATGAAGGGCGTATCAATATCTTTGATTGCCATGGCAACCGCTCTAGACATGTTGATTATCCCTATCGAATTATTAGGACGTATGAAATTAACCCAATTATACAAAGGACTAATGTCGGTTTCAACCGGTTTGGGAGCGATGTCCTTAGCACTGAAAGCGTTAAGTAAAATTGAAGGCGGAGGCAAAAACATGCTTGCCATGTCTTCAAGCCTTTTGATCTTATCAGCTGCCATTACAGCAATGATTGTTCCGATTGAGATATTGGGTCATATGAAGCTATCTGCTTTAGCTATTGGACTTGGTTCCTTAGCGCTTGTGTTGGCGGGTCTTGCTGCCACAGCAAAAGTCTTGGCACCATTTGGAGCAAGCTTAATTACTGTAGCTGGGGCTTTAGCGTTGTTCGGTGTTGCTGCTGTCGGTATTGGTGCAGGTATGCTAGCTTTATCGGCAGGTTTGGCAACATTAGCTGTATCCGGATCGGCCGGTGTAGCAGTATTAATGGGTGCATTGGCTGGATTACTTGCAATGATCCCAGTGTTTGCTAAGGAATTGGCTATCGGAATCACAGTGTTTGTCACGGAACTTGCTAATATGGCGCCAGTGATTGCAGACGCCCTTGTAACAATGATATTAACAGCTCTGGATTCGGCTAAGAAAGTAATTCCAGCTGCAACAGAGTCATTGTTGTATTTGATTTCCAGCATGTTAGATGGCCTGGTAGAGTATGCTCCGGATATTGCTCAGTCGTTAATCGATTTATTCATTGCAGCTTTGGATATTTTAGAAAAGAATATTCCTACTATTGTAGAGAAAGTAGCAGCTGTAGTTAGAGCAATTGTAGAATCTGTAATTGGAGTTATTGGAGACATTGGCGCAGATGATGTACAGAATCTCCTGAAAGCAATCGGTGGATTAATTGTATGTATGAAGCTTTTATCTACGATTGCTGGATCTATCAAGAATGCAATCAAAGGGGCTGCTGGTATGGCTGCGGTAATGGGGATCCTATCAGGTATGTTATTCGTAGTCAGTCTCTTACCGGTAGACGATGCCCTTAGTATGTCTGAGAGTTTGGCAATTTTAATGACATCATTATCAGCTACTATGTTCATTATATCAACGATACCAGTAGCTGGCGCAATCCAGGGTATTGGTTCTTTGGCGATATTTGTAGGCGGTTTGACTGCGGTTTTAGCCGCATTAGGAGGCCTAAATCAAATTCCTGGATTCTCATGGTTAATTAGCGAAGGATTGTCGGTACTAACCTTATTAGGAAAAGCCATTGGTGGTTTTATTGGAGGGATTGCCGGTGGAGCATTAGAGGGCGTTACTGGTGCTTTTCCGCAAATAGGAAAAGATCTTGGGGACTTTATGTCAAATGCGAAGCCATTCTTTGATGGGCTTCAAAATGTAGATCAAAATGCGATGGAAGGTGTACGAGCATTGGCATCTGCTATTCTAGTTCTCACTGCAGCCGATGTGATTGACGGGCTCACTTCATGGTTCACTGGTGGGTCGTCTTTGACAAATTTTGGAAAAGAGATTTCCGAGTTTGCTCCATATTTTAAAGAATATGCAGATACTATGCAAGGAATAGACACACGAGTTGTAACAGCCACAGCTAATGCCGCAAAAACATTAGCCGAATTTGCCAAAGCATTACCTAATAGTGGAGGAGTTGTCGGATTCTTCAAAGGCGGAAAAATGACGATATCTGAATTTGGAAAAGAGTTAGTTAAATTCGGACCAAAATTTGCAGAATATGCACAGACTATGAGTGACTTGGATCCAAACGTAGTAACAAATTCGTCGAAGGCTGCAAGAACATTAGCAGCATTTGCTAGTGCTCTACCAAATTCAGGAGGATTAGTTTCCATATTTACAGGAGATAATACACTAACGTCTTTTGGTAGACAATTGGCTAATTTTGGACCAAATTTCGCTAGTTATGCGAATAGTATATCAGAGATTGACTCAACAGTTGTGTCTAATTCAGCAAGTGCCATTAAGTCGATTGTGGACGTATTTGCAGCAATTCCAAATTCAGGAGGATTGTTTTCCATATTTACAGGAGATAATACATTCGGTACCTTAGCTTCTGGATTACAAAGTCTCGGAAACGCACTATATAACTATTATATTACAACAAGCGGAATTAACGCCGAGTCAGTTAGCGGAACTGCTGGGGCTATCGAACGAATTTTGAATTTATTTAATAATGCGTCATCAGCAAGTGCCTCAGGTGTTCAATTATTTGTTCAAGAAATTAATAAAATACCGTCACAAATGGGTAAAGCATCTGATAGTGTTATTAGCTCTATAAAAAACATGGCAAATGTTGCTAAGAATAATTCTCCTATTATAGCAAACGCTTTCGCGCAAATTATAACCAATGGTGCAAACGTAGTTATAGCTAGAAAAACGATCTTAACTAACGCTGGTGTTACGGCTGTAACGTCGTTTATCCTTAGCATTAATAACACGATCAAAAACAGCACAATTTCATCACAAGCAAGCATTACGAGTTTATTCAATGCTATGATTTATGCTGCACAACAAGTTTTGAAAAACGCAAGACCGAAACTTCAAAATGAAGGTAAACTGTTAATTCAATCTTTTATTAATGGCATCAAGAGTATGAATACCCAGGTAAAAAGTGCTGTTCAGACTATCGTTGAATCATCAGATGATGGATTAACCGATATGAGAAGTAGATTTTATAATCTTGGTCGTGATATGATTCAGGGATTAATAAACGGCATCAAATCCAAAAAGAACGAGAGCATTAATGCGGCGGTTGATGTTGCTTTAGATTCATATAATGCTGCTAAAAAAGCACTCGATAGTAATTCTCCGTCTAAGAAATTTATAGCTTTGGGTGAGGATTCTGGAGAAGGTCTAGTTATAGGTTTCCAAAAAATGAAAAGAGAAGTGCAGAATGCAGGCTCTTCAGTTGGAGAAAGTGCAATTTTTGGAGCAAAGCTTATGCTTCGAAGTTTACCGTCTATTTTAAGTGGAGATATTAATACTTCGCCGAGAATTACTCCTGTGCTAGATCTAACAAATGTTACTGAGGGTATCGGATCGTTAAATGATACTTTTCGTCAGGGCTACGGTTTTCAAATACAATCTCCGATTTCATATGCATCTTCTGCAGGTCGTATGATCTATGCTCAAAAAGATTTTGCATGGGGGAATAAAGACTATGGACCAGATATTTTAAACGCATTCGATTCCTTAGGCGAACGAATCGATATGCTTGGTGATCGTATTTCAAATATGCAGATGGTATTGGACACCGGGGCTGCTGTTGGCGGTATGACACAAAAAATGGATCAAAGTCTTGGAACAATTACAAAACGGAAAGGTAGGAACATATAATGTACCATTCTATTACTTTTGGAGATAAAAATACTTGGGATGATTGGCATTTAATTCCTTCATCCAGACCGTTGTTCAATCCGCCAAATCCAAAAACACAGTTTATCGATATTCCGGGGGCTAATGGTCAGATTGATTTGACCGAGTCCCTTACGGGATATCCCGTGTATGAGAATCGGCAGGGTTCGAATGAGTTTTATGTGGTTAATGGCTACCAATCATGGGATGTGCTATACTCGGAAATCATGAATTATCTTCACGGAAAGAAAATGAGGGCCTATCTGGAAGATGATCCATATTTTTACTATGAAGGACGATTCACCGTAAATCAATGGAAATCCGATAAGTACTGGTCGATTATTACGATTGATTACGACGTGTATCCGTACAAAAAAGAACCAAACACTTCATTGGAAGACTGGTTGTGGGACCCATTCGATTTCGAGTATGGGATCATTCGAGAATATGGCGGCTTAACTGTTGCCGGAACCCTTTCATTGGAAATCTTAGGACGAGCAGAGCCAGTTGTACCGACGATTATCGTAGATTCTGCAGACGGATCTGGGATGGACGTGAAAGTAGGATCCAAGACGTATCACTTGAACGAGGGGTCGAATGTAAATCCAAACATCGTAATTGGCTCTAGCAATGTAACCTTACAATTTACCGGGCAGGGAACCGTAAGTGTTCAGTATCAGGGAGGAAGTTTATAATGTATTCAATCTATTCAGATGACGAATTAGTTTATGCACCAAACGCAGTGAGTTTGGGTTATGCTGTAACTTCTCCGAAAGTAACAATGGAAGTGAATAAGGCTGGAAGTTTGGAGTTCAGTATTCCTCCGACAAATCCAGCCTATTCCAAGCTATTAAAGATGAAAAGCGTCTTGACAGTAAAACAAGATGGTACGGAGATTTGGAGAGGGCGTATCTTAAACGATAAAAAGAATTTTTACAATGTAAAAGACGTCTTTTGTGAAGGGGAATTGGCTTTTCTGAACGACGCACCAGTTCCTCCATATGACTACAGTAGTGGGATTGCAATTAGTACCTGGTATCAACGGATTCTAAGCAACTATACGAATCGTTGCAGTGATTATCGAAAGATTCAAGCTGGGACTATTACCGCGGTGGATCCAGGTACTATTGTATATCATAAACTGGAAGATTACAGTGACGTAATGACGGAGTTGTCTGATAAAATGGCAGGTCCTTTAAATGGATATTTTCGGCTTCGACGAGTAGGAGACGACAGTTATTTGGACTTCCTGGATCCGACAGACAATATTTCCGATCAGAAAATTACATTTGGACAGAATCTAATCGATTTGTCAGAATACGTCGATGCGTCGGAAGTGTATACGTCGATTCTCCCACTAGGCAAGAAGGACGACAATGGGAATCGTGTTGATATTTCTTCCGTGAATGGTGGAAGTAAGTACCTGACGTCTGATATTGGTGTGCAGACCTTTGGGCTTATTACTAAAGCTATCGCATGGGAAGATACGACAGATCCTCAAGAGCTGAAAGAAAAAGCACAAGCGTTACTAGAAGACGTCATTGAAATGGCGACCACTATTGAAATCAATGCGGTAGACCTGAAACTACTAGGTGTCAATGTTTCGAGACTGCAAGTAGGGCAGTTTGTTCCGGTACAGTCTCCGCCTCATGGGATTGACTCGAACTTCTTATGCTCAAAAATTGAACTGGATTTACAGGAGCCGAGTCGATCTATGTATACTTTTGGGCTGGTCTTCAGTGCATTGACTGACAAACAGATCGCTAACTCAAAGAAGTCCGATAATGCTTATGAAACAGCACAATCTACCAGTGAGGAATACAATTCGCTACGGACAGAGGTGTACGAAAACTATGTTAGCAATGCAGAGTTTGAAAACTTCCAAGGAGAAGTCAATCAGAAATTCAAAGATTTAGGGGCACTGAATCCAGAAGACTATGCAACGAAAGAAGATCTAGAAGGACTGAGTGATATTTACCTAACACAAACAATTGCTGAATTAACTTACGCAACGATTGAGGAATTTAAAGCCTTGGAAGAACGAGTAAAGAACTTAGAAGATGGAGGAATTTAATTATGGCTGATATTCAGACAATATTAGAACAGATCTTAAAAGCACGATACGGAAAAGATGTACGACAAAGCATTCATGATGGAATCCAGATGTGTTACGATGATGTAGCTGTCAATAACGTCGCAACTATGGGGACGGTCCCTACTGGTACGAATATTAACACGATTACGGAAACAGGTGTGTGGAATATCGATGGAAGTAATTCTTATGAAAATAACGCGTTCGATAGTGGATTATTAATGGTTTATTTGATATCAGGTGTACTATATCAGATTGAATTTTCTGGCGAGGCGGATAGACGTGGATGGATTGCATTTAGAAGAAGAACTGGACATGGAACAAGCGCATCTCCGTATTCGTGGACAGCAAGGATGTATGTAGAAGCAAAGGATATTAATACTTCAAAATCGAAAACATATATGCCAGAAAAAGAACCAGGATATTGGAAAGATTCTTCTCATTTTGTCGTTACTGATTTTGAAAAGGGAAATTACAATAATAACGACGGTGTTCTTATATCTTCGGACACCTACATGAGAACTCAAAGCTTATTCAAGGTACGAGAGTTCTGTGGGTTCTGGGTGAACCAGGAAACAAAAAACAACAGAATCTTCTTAGTGTTCTTCGATAAAGATTTTAATCACTTAGGATGGTCCAGACTGGCATCTAAAAATATGTATGATTTATCAGGATATTTACCTAAAGTGGTTCCCAAGGGCGCAGTGTATGCTGGATTAAATTACAACATCGAAGACGATCCTATTTGGCCTAGCAGCGTAGAACTTACCATTGTAGATGGAAGTAATTTAGGAGAGATCAGAGATCCTGTTATTGGAGAAAACACAGATCAAATATTTGGAAGTATGTCTAGGGTTTTGCAAGGCGGTGGTATCATTAGTCCAGTTTCTGATACCTATAAATGCTTTGCTATACCAAATCCAAAATGTTCCAGAATTGCAGTATCTTTAAAGAGCGATCCGCCAAATGGACATCAGTGTGTTTGTGTAAACGAAAGCGGAGAAGCCACGGATCTTACTTCTTCAGAAACATATACTCCAATTGGAGCAATCTATGATATTCCAGAAGGAACTGTGATGATTGGGATTAATTTACGACAAGACGCTTCATCTTATTGTGTGTTACTATACGATGAAGAAAATAAAAACCAGGTTTCTAACGCCAAGTTCGTAAGAGGAATCACATATCCAAGGCTAAACGGAAAAAATGTAGTGGCTATCGGTGATTCCATAACCTGGATTGATGGTAGAAACAACGATGGTACACAAAGATATCTAATGGGCTATCAGGGATATATGAGACTTTGCGGTGCAAACGTTCGGAACTATGGATATTCAGGTTATACGTACTCTGTGAATGATCAAAGAAACTCCATTGTAGGGCAAATAGTGGACAAGATAGATATGAGCGATGTCGATATTGCGGTATTAGTTGGAGGCACTAACGACCTTGCTGTATCAGCTTCTATTGGAGAAGAAAATACAGATTATAGTCATCCGAATGTGGATGATACGACAATGATCGGGGCTATCGGAAAGTTAGTTACATATTTGAGAGCTGAAAATCCGAAGATGGAGTTATTCTTATGCACGTTACTTCCGTCACAAGACGGGTCACGTTCTTACGCGAAAATGAAGCAATACAACGATGCTATTAAGCATTGTGGGGAGTTCTGGAATATTCCGGTAATCGATCTATATTCTTTGATGAATGTACATCCAACATCTAACTTCTCTACATTTTTCTACGACGGGACACATCCTAACCACGTCGGAACGGAACGAATGGGAAAAATTATTGCTTCATTTATAAATAACTATTTAAGCATTATCGGTTAAAGAAGGGAGTCTTACCTATGAACATGTTTAATCCAAACAACCCGTACAGTAACGATCCAAGATTTTCTAATCAGGGATATGATCCGAACTATGGACGATCTCCTGGATATTCCGGTTTCAACAACTATTCAAGACCCGTTCCGACCTTACAAGGACGAATGGTTCACCAGGTGGAAGAAATCACGCCGCAGGAAGTGCCAATGGACGGATCAGTGGGCTTATTTCCGCAGAATGATTATTCCTGTATTTATGCAAAACAGTGGACTAAAGACGGAAATATTCAGACAGTTCGTTATGTTCCAGAACAGCCGGCGGTTCAAACTGATCAGAAAACGCCATTAGAAGAGCATTTAGATCGGATTGAAGAAAAACTGGAGGCCCTAGACAAAAAACTGAATCGTCAGAAGAATTATCAGAAACGTCCGTATCCTAAGAAAAAAGAAGGTGAAGATAATGTGTAAAATGGTATTTATCTCCATGCCAATGAACGGGAGATCAGAGTACGATATTACAACTGAACGGTTAAAAATTGAAGAGCATCTCAATGAAGTTCTAAAAGAGCCGTTTATCATTATGGATAGCTTTCTTAGAGAAGAGCCCGATGATTCCGTAGTATATCCGGGACCTTGGTACTTAGGTGCGTCAATTCTTATGATGGGATACGCCGACCTTATCTATTTCGCAAAGGGTTGGGACCAGGCAAGAGGATGTATACTGGAACACGACGTAGCAGTGCAATATGGTATTCCATATATGGAGGAATAGGAGGAAGTAATTATGAGTAAAATTATGAATCTCGCTACACAGATGATCCAAAATAACCCGCAGATTAATCAGTCACCGTTTGCTCAAGCCGGTATTAATGCCATTTTAAACAATGACTCCAAAACCGGGGAACAGTTAGCCAATAACATTCTTCAATCTTTGGGTATGACGAAAGAGCAGGCCTTAGAGATTGCGAAACGTCAAAATCTTTTTGGCATTCACTAAATACGATACACAACAAGATTATAAAAGTAGTTTGAATACGCGCGGTCAAACATCAAAATAGTCTTGTTTGTATAAATATTATTTTTTTAAGGAGGAACTTGTATGTTTAATTCAAATGGACTTAGCGCAGCTGATGTGGCAGCTGTAACAGGAATGAACGGAAATAACTCCTGGGGAAATGACTGGTGGGCAGTTATCATCATCCTTGCTCTTTTCGGTGGATTCGGAAACCGTGGGGGACTTTTCGGCGGCGGTTATGGCGGATCAGGCTGTGGATGCGGTACTCCAGCGACTTGCTCCGATCTGCAGGCAGGTTTCAACAACCAGGCTGTCACAACAAAACTTAACGGACTGGAAAACGGCCTGTGCTCCCTTGGTTATGATCAGCTTGCTCAAATGAACGGAATTAATACCAATATTATGCAGGGTAACTTCGCCCTTCAGCAGGCTCTGAACAACAATGCCATCGCTCAGATGCAGGATACCAATGCCGTATCCCGTCAGCTGGCTGATTGCTGCTGTGAGAACCGGGCCGCGATTAAAGATGTGCAGTATAACGCTGCTCTGAACAACAATGCACTTCTGCAGGCAATCAATAACCAGACAAATACAATCATGCAGAATGACAACGCAAACTACAGAGCACTCCACGACGAACTGGTAGCATACCAGATGCAGCAGAAAGACGAGACAATTGCTGATCTGAGAACTCAGGTTCAGGCATTCAACCTGGCTGTATCTCAGAGAAATCAGAATGATTACCTGATTGACAAGCTGCAGCCTTGCCCGACACCTGCTTATGTGGTTCCGAACCCGAATTGCTGCTATAATTATGGCAACTTTGGATTCAACAATGGATCTTGCTGCAATTCTGGTTGCTGCTAAATGATATTTCGATAGTTATGGGGAGTTTTAAACAGGCTCCCCTCTATCATATTTTAGGAGGTATAATATGATTGTTTTATCAAATTCAGATACGTTAACATTGGCTCCTGGAGATTCTGTTACCTTCGATTTAACAGTACTTCATACAGGTTGCGCAGAATGTCATCGTCAGGGATCACCTGCAATCAAATTAAAAAACCGTGGGGTATATGAATTAATGTTCCATGGAAATATCGGAGCAACTGCGGTCGGTACAGCATCCTTACGTATGCAGGCTGGAGGAGAAGATCTTCCGGACACAACGATGCTTGCAACAGTAGACACTGTGGGAGCACTGTATAATGTTAGTGCAGCTACGTTGTTAAAGAACTGTTGTGGGGACTATGACCGGATTACTGTTACGAATATCGGAACGACATCGGTTGTAATTGCACCAAATAGTTCCTTTATTGCAAAACGTGTGGCATAAAGGAGGTGTCGTAATGAAACAGAAAGAGTTAGAAGACATGAAGAAAGACGGCGCTTACGAAGAAATTGGTGAAATTAAGAAAGATCTGATTAAGATCTTCGCCTCAGAACTCCATTCAAAGGGCGTCAACGATTTGGACGCTAAAGAATGTGGAGAAGTCGCCGATATGATCAAAGACTTAGCCGAGGCTGAAAAAGCATGTATGGAGGCATGCTATTACGAAACAGTCGTAGCCGCTATGAAAGCTAATGTAGAAGACGACTGGGGCGACAATGAACGCATGGGATACAACGCTCGTCGGTATGCTAGTGGACGCTATGCTCCAAAAGGACGTGGAACCACACGTATGGGATATAAGCCAGATCCTGATTATGATTATCCGGAATTTGAATCCTATTTACATGACCCTAACATGATGCTTGCAAAGGATAAAATGCGGTATGGATACAATCGGGATATGGACGACGACCCAACTCAGTCTCGGGAATACAATGAATACAAACGCGCAAAAAGACACTACAAGGAAATGAATTCACCAGAAGAGAAACAGAAGATGGATGAACATGCCGCCAAGCATCTCCATCAGGCTATGGATTCCTTCCGTGATATTTGGGCTGATGCCGACCCAGCTATGCGGAAAAAGATGAAAGCCGACCTGACGTCTCTTCTTGGAGATATGCCAGCGTAGGGAAACAATATGAGATACTTCTACATGAATGGATATTTGTGGAGAGTGTATTTCGTAGACCCCGATAGTGACTTGCTTGTGGATCGTACTGGAATGTTAACCCTCGCTACTACTGACCCGACAACCTATTGTGTGTACCTCTCGGATCGGTTAGAAGGAAAGAAGTTACATACGGTATTGATCCATGAGCTGGGTCACTGTACGATGATTAGTTTCCATTTATTGGGCGAGATTCATCGTATGGTAAAACCCAAATATTGGATAGAAGCCGAAGAGGCTGTCTGTAATTTCATTGCCAATTATGGGTTGATGATCTTTCGTACTGCATATGATATTTTGGGCGAATCGGCATGGGGTTATGTAACTAAAGAATTAGAGCGTTTTGTCGCATAGGAGGTTAAATATATGGATTTTGCATCAACATTACAGGAACATTTTGTCCTCGTGGTTGTATTGGCATGTCTAATCATCGGCTATATTATCAAACATGCTACTTTTTTGAAACGAGTTCCAAATAATGATATTCCGTGGATCTTAGCAGTGTTTGGAGGAGTTCTAAACATCTTTGTAAGCGGATTATCTATCGAATCGGTAGTATTCGGAGCGTTTATGGGCTTGGCGTCCACCGGATTACATCAGGCCTTCATACAATTTATTGAGAAATCTATGTCAGAATAATAACGAAAGGCTGCCTTATGAAAATATTACTTGAGACTTATTATATTTTACTACCGATCATTGCCACAGCCTTAATCGGATGGGTTGGTGTACTTCTAAACGGACAGAAAAAAGAAAAAACAGAAGCAGAAAAGAGGCAGGCCGCCCAATCCCAGGGAATCATGTTGATTCTTCGATATATGTTGCAGCGGTATCACGGTGAATACCGTATGCAAAAAGAGATTACTTATAATCAGTATAAGAATTGGAAAGATATTTATCAGATTTATACTGATCTTGGAGGAAACTCCATTGCAGAAGAATGGAATGAGGACATCGAACATATGAATAAGTGTGAATCTGTCCAAGAAATGCCAATTTATGAAGCTATATTAAAAAACCAGAAACTCGATTGATTATATTCGTAGGGGAGTGTAGCAACTTCCCTACTTTACATACATGGCCTTTTCTTTTTCGCTAAATAAGCATGGTATATAATGAAAGAAACTTATATTTTTAAAAGGAGGAAACAGTATGAATAACACGATAAACATTGATGATTTTCGGAAGGAAGCGAAGAGAAGGCAATTCAAAGAAAAGCTTAATCAGAAGTTTCGAAAAGGAAAAGAATGGATTGTAAGGAATAAAGAGGCAGTGATCGTTCTTACGCCAATTGCCATTAAAGGTGCAACCACAATAATAAAGGTTGCAGGCAAACATGTCAATTTGCATAAGGAGGAACAACTGAAAGATCTATATTGTTACGATCGATCTCTTGGACATTATTGGAAACTTAAACGAGAGCTTACGAATAAGGAATGGCTTGAAATCGATCAAAGAAAAAAGAATGGAGAACGGTTATCAGATATTTTAGACGAATTAAAAGTATTGAAGTGATTTCGAGAATAGAGGCTCTACAAGGGCTTCTATTTTTCGCAAGAAACACAAGTTATATTATGAAAAAGTATCAATAAGGAGGTTTTACTATGAGCAAAAAGAAAAACAAGAAAGATATGGTTATTATTGGAGATGACAGCAAGTTTAATTTAGGGACATCTCTGATTGGAGGAGGAATCTTAGCCGCAGGAATCGGGTTATGGTTAATGAATCGATCGGGTAATCGCTATACAGCTGGCGATGCAACTTCGATAAAAGCCATCGAAACACTTGATAATATGATGAATGGCACATATGAACCAGGTGAAGATACGGAGGAATAGGGAGGCCCACAAGGGCTTCTCTTTTTCCGCAGCATAGACATACCCCGTTATGAAACAAAACGAATAAAAATTTCAGGAGGTATATTTATGAAGAAAATAAGTAAGTATGATAATTACGAAGAGTCAAAAGAAGTGTTAAGAATAATAAACGACCCATTGGCTTCGTTGATTAGCTATAACGCTAGAAAAGTGGTGGATGAGCGAGATTATAGTCTTGCTCAAATTACAGATGAAGTTATAGCAGCAACGAGTGCGATAGGGGGGCATGTACTATACACTTCAAAGCAATTAGATAAAGCAGAGTATGTCTTACGAAAATTACGAAGAATACCTGGATTAGGAAGAATTATTCGAAAGTTGGAAGATCAATGGGAGGAGCTCTAACAAGGGCTTCTTCTTTTCGCAGAATAAACATAGCATATAATGAAACAATAACATAATATTTCAAAGGAGAGAGAATTATGAAGAAATTAAGTAAACCAATTAAAGGAAGAATTATGTTTGATGTAGTAGCAACTATAAACTTAGTGATAGTAATTTTAATGTATCGCACATTTGCGAAACCAAAGATGATCTTTGCAGACATCAATGGTATGATCAAATATGTAGATGATTTTCAAAATTACGTTCAGTGGTGTCGTAGTTTAATTATCGCATCAATTGCATTAATGGTATTCATTATATTGGTACAAGTAGTATCTTACAAATTATCAGTAAGGAAATGTTATTATCTAGAGGATGGAGCTCACTAGGGCTCTTCCTTTTTTGTTCGCGAAAAACACATGGGGTATTATGAGAAAATAACAACATCAATAAAAAATTTAAGGAGGATTTAATTATGTTAGAATTAGGTTATTTAGTAGGTATTATTGCATTGGGAGCAGTATTAACCACATTTGGAGTTTTAACAAAATGGACATCTGAAGAAGACGAGGATGAAGTTATTACCATTCACAAATTTTAAAAGAGGGCCACAACGGCTTTCTTTTTTCTACAATCCCTATAATGAAAGAAAGGAGTTGGAGTATATGGAAACATTAAAAAACAAACTTGTAGCAATTATATTATTAATATTAGGATTGGTGACAATTCCAATATTAAATGAGTCTACAATATTTATATGTTTGCTTTTATTAGCAACTGCATTATTTTTATCAGAAGAAGATATGATAGGAGATTGAGCCACCTTAGGCTCTTCTCTTTTTCGCAAGATCTACATGCCTTATTATGAAACAAAACGCTTTATATTTAAGGAGGAAGAACTATGTTATTAAAATGGATTGGAGAAAAAATCGATGAATTAGAAAGTAAGTATGCAGAAAAAGCAGTAGATGGAAAGATAAGCGGTTGGGTAAAACTATGCTTAACAGCGGTCATTGAAGGCTTTTGCAACGGAGCTTTTATCGTCGGATGTATTGCTATGTTCATGACAGTAGTTAACAAGATAACGCAACTGTTTCGTAGGGATTAGAGCTTAGGCTCTTCCCTTTTATTTTTTAAAAGGAGGAATATATGTATGAAAAAAGAAATAATTAACATTGTGCCGGTAAGTCAACAATTGCTATATGAAATTAACAACATTAATGCAGTCCAGTCGCATATGTTGTCTCAGAAGATTTTGTTAGATACAACGGAAAGTCTAGATAACTTGGGGTTATTGGAAGAAGATATGTATATGACTTCTATTATAGTGAAACATTTAACATCAGAGAAAGGAGTGAACATAAATGATATTTGATCTAATTATTTTTATTGTAATGTGCAGTCTTACCAACATCATCTTTTACTATGTATACTATGAACGACATACAATTACCGGAACTTACTATTTGACAGATAACCCGAACGACGAAGATGTTATGGATTTACATTTTCGTTTACCGCAAACCCCAATTGATAGGAAGATAAAATATATTCGATTAATACGTAAGGATTCGCACGATTAACATACTCTATAATGAATAGAAATAAAAGGAGGAATACAAGTATGGGTATGAAAACAATGTTAGAAGAGGAGTTATCGAGTCAGTTGGAAACTCTCCATCATATGGAGGTTGGTTCAGCAGAATGTAAAAGAGCGGTAAGCGACGCGATGACAATCGCAGATCGTATCCTGGCTATTCAGAAGCAGAATGATGATTATGAGTTACGTAAGCTGGAAATTGAGAACGCAGCAATGAGTAACGCCATAGAACATCAGAAACTTCAGAAAAAGGATCGAAATGATTACATCAAGTTCGGCATTTCGCTTGGAGCATATTTGTTGATAGCCGTAGGATCCATGTATTGGGAGAAATTCGACACGGTGACATCAACAGCAGGGAGGTCATCCCTTAAGGAGTTATTGACTCCAAAATTTCTAAAATAGGTTTTGAGGCTGTGGAAACGCAGCCTCTTTCTTTTTTCGTAACATATACAACTTCTATATTGAAAGAAAGGAGTTGGAGTATATGACGAAGAAGGAATTAATTAAGGAACGAAATAAATATAGAAAAGAAATGAGGAAATTAATTGGTGATTTATGTCTTGTTTCTACCGCAGACAAAGATGTGTATGAAACAAAGCAAAAATTATATTTAATTAAATCTTTAGGAGGTAAATTATTGTTCCTTAATAAAGAGATTAAAAAAAGTCGATACTTCGAATCAAGATTGAGAGCAAGAAGTATTATTACAAAATTATATGGAGTGGAGGAGCATTAGATGCTCTTCTCTTTTTCCTTTCGCAGAATAAACAAGCCTTCTTATGAGAGAAAACGATTCAATTAAAGGAGGAACTTATATGATTTTATTAGTATTTGTATTATTCGTTGGTATCGGTATTGCATTAGCAATTTTAGGAAGTTTACTTTCTATTGGTGTAGTAAGTGGATTTCTAGTAATGATGTTTGCCGATGTTATCGTATTTGGAGTAATTGTATATTTAATCATTAAGAAATTACGGAATCGAAAAAAGAAAAAATAGGTTACAGCCCTCTCGGGCTGTTTCCTTTTGCTTTTCGCAGCATGAACAATGGATATTATGAAAGAAAGGAGAGATGAATATGGTAAGTGAATTAACGCATTTGGAGACAATCATTATACGAACGGAGGATTCGCTATTTTTAGCAAAGAATCCATACGAAATTGAGGAGATTCAAAGTAAGTTAAAAGCGCTACGACTGAAACATCAGAAGCTGGTACAAGCACAAAAAGGAAGAGGGGTCTTATAGACTCTTCTTTTTATTTTTTTAAAGGAGGAAATAAGTATGTACAAAAACACAAGTATCACAGCAGGATTATTATCAGTATTAGGAGGAGTTGGAGTAATTGCCACAAGTATTGGAGTTGCGAAAGAGACACCAAAAGCAAACGAGCGATTAAATCGAGTAAAAGAAATGAAGGAACGTGAGTTAACAACAATCGAAAAATTACAAGTGTTACTCCCGTCCTATAAATGGTCTATTGCAATTGGAGGATCGTCTATCCTTTGTATTTTAGGATCAGCTGTCCTGAATAAACGTCAGCAGGCTTCTCTTTCCAGTGCGGTAGCCATGAGTACTACGTATTTAACCAAGTACAAAGATAAAGTGAAAGATATTTATGGAAAGATTGCTGATAAGGAAATCGAAGATACAATAAATGAAGAGCCGAAAAAAGAGGTTTCAGAACAACTCCGGTTCTATGATCTTTCTTCTGCACAGTTTGTTACCAAAACAAAAACCGAAGTACTATTAGCAGAATACATGTTAAATCGGCATTATATTTTATGCGGAGAGGCAACCTTAAACGATTGGTATCGCTATATGGAAATGGATCCGGCCGATCATGGAGATGATCTGATGTGGTGCCCATTAGGCGACGATGATGAATGGATCGAGTTTATACATCACCAAAAAGAAGATGAAAATGGAGCATACATCGAAATTGAAATCCGAACAGAGCCGTATAATATTGATGAGATTTATCAGGATGGAAACGATCGCGAAATCGACACACCATTTAATGAATAAAGAATAAGGAGGTAAGAAGATGAAAAACAAAGGAAAGATTCTCATGGCTTTAGCATTAGGACTTGGGTTTATTGGCAATATTTTAGCAAATAAATCTGATGAATTATCTCGTGAGGAAATGAAAAAAGAACTTAAATCAGAATTACTTTCTGAACTGAATGGAGAGAGGGACGCATAAGCGTCTCTTTTCTTTGTCAACATTGATATTTTAGGAGGATCGTTAAGATGAACAGTAAACAAATCAAAAACTGGATTCATAGTTTAGGAAAAACAGCAAATCAAAAAAGTCCAATGATATTAGCGGCAATGGGGATTGGAGCTGGTATTTCAGCAGTTGGTTTAGGAATTGAGGCAACAATAAAGGCAACTAAAAAAGTAGAGGCTGAAAATCGTTCTCGAGATACGAAGATGAATAAGAAAGAAATATTTCAGTCTGTATGGAAGTTTTATATTCCAACCGTAGTTACCAGTGTGTTCAGTACTGCTTGCATTATTGGTAGCTACTCAGCTCATGCAAAACAAAACATGGCGCTGGCTGCAGCTTACAAACTGTCTGAAACAGCATTTACTGAATTTCGAGAAAAAGCAGTAGAAGAGATTGGAGTAAATAAAGTAAATGATATTCAGAAGAAGATTGCAAACAGGCATATGGAGGAAACACCTGCACCGTCCAGGGAAGTTCCTATTATCGGATCTGGATCGGTGTTATGCTTTGACGACTACTCAGGGAGATATTTTAAATGTGACCGAGAGACTATTCGAAAAGCTGCAAACGACTGTAACGATATTTTAAAGAATGAAATGTACGTATCGTTGAACGAATTTTACGGACGGATTGGATTGCCGTATACATCCGGAGGTTCAGAAGTAGGATGGAACATCGATCAATTTCCGTTTAACGTATTATTCGATACCAAGATAGCCGACAATGGCGAACCATGCTTAGTAGTGACTTATGATATTGGGCCAAGAATGGATTATTGCCGATCTTGGTAATGCGCGGAAAAAACAAAGGGTATTATGAAACAAAACGCTTTATATTTAAGGAGGAAGAATCATGGAAGAAATGAACACAAATTTAACAACAATTGAAGAGACAACGGATGTAGTAACAAACGAAAATAATCAGCCAGAGGAATCTGGATCAGTTATGCCATTGGTTATTGGAGGTTTAGTTCTTGGATCAATTGGCGCAGGATGCGCTTACGCATACAAGAAACTCAAAGGTAATCGATTGGACAGACAGATCAAGAAACTCGAAAAGGCCGGTTATACGGTTACGCCACCGGAACTTTGTGAAGATGATCTTGTGTTAGATGGAGAACCAGACGAAAATCCAGAAGAGGAGTAAATGTTTCAAAGAGGAGTGTCTACATGGCATTCCTCTTTTTTCTTGTCAAGTAGAAAGGAGATCATTATGAGAATGGATAAAATTGCAAAAGGTTTAGGTTTATGCACAATTGGTTTCACTGGTGGCATGATATTTACCGGTTATCAATTAGGAAAACTTGTAAAAAGTGATCGTGTGAAAAAAGCGATAAGAAAAGAAATAAGCGACTGGATATATAAAAAGCTGTTTTTTAAGCATCGTGATGTGGAGAACGAAGAGATCAACATCATATTTGATACTTTAGAAGAGGCTGAAAAAATATCTGATCATTTGACTGATATCGCTGAACGGTATGGGATCGTCACAATGGCAGATGTATACCAAGCATGTGGAGGATTTGATGTAGAGGACTATGATCTGCTGAATGATATAGGCTGGTTAACAGAGAACCTCGTAATTTGTGTCAAAAAACTGAGGTTTCATCGGTATAATCATAAACACCCATGGGATGCGTATTGTATGACGTTTACAAAGAAACCAGAAAGGATGGTTTAGAGATGGCATTATATTCATATGATGGACCAGTATATAGCTTTCAAACAATGTTGACAGATCGTTGGCATGGTGAAACCAGGGCTGTTTCCAAACAGAAGGCGAAGACAAATCTGGCGTATCAGTATAAAAAGCAAAGTAACTTACTTGCTAGTTGTGATATTCGTCTTCCAGGCATCGTAAAGGAGGTAATAGAATAATGGATGGAATGACACCAAAAAAGGAAGAACGAGAACCCGTTACAAAAGTGATTTCGGGTCAGGCAAAACGAAAAAAGAAATCGGAGATCAGGAGGTTTAAGGATTCATTGATATCCGAAAATGTCGGTCAGGTTAAGAATCATGTTATAGAACATGTCATGCTTCCGGCAATTAAAACCTTGATCTGCGATATGGTAACTGATGGAATCCGTATGATTTTTCTTGGTGAAAAAGGAAGCGATAAAGGCCGAGGGGGATCTGCTCGTTATATTTCCTATGACACATTTGGATACAATCGGGATTACGATAGAGGCAGTTATAGACGGTCAACCGGATATGACTTTGATGATATTTGGCTGGATACCTATGATGAGGCATTAGCTATCTTAGATCGTATGAAAGAAACTATTCGACGTTATGGAGTAGTTCGTGTAGCCGATATGTATGAAATGGCAGGCTTCCCTAGCGACTATACGGATAACCGTTATGGTTGGGCAAGTTTAAATACTGCTGAAATTGTTCGTGGGCACAACGGATACGGATTCCGTTTACCAAAAGTGTCTCCAATTGAATAAAGAAAGGATGGATATTTTTATGAAACCGACAAATGTAGATAATGTAAATCACCCAAGTCACTACAAATCAAAAACCGGATTAGAAGTTATTGATGTGATTCGTGCTTTCACAGAAGATATGAGTGGCTTAGAAGGATATTACACAGGGAACATCTTAAAGTACATGTGTAGATGGAAAAAGAAGAATGGTTTGGAGGATTTAAAGAAAGCCAGGGTATATTTGAACTGGTTGATCGATGAAATGGAGAAGAAAAGAGAAAACCAGAGAACAGAGGATATCCTTGAAAGGAAATTGTATGTAGGAGGGGCGAATTACCCAACCCCAAGGCCTTGCTTCTGTGAGGGGTTGAGGGAGGAACTGGATAAAAAGGGATTTCTCGATACTGACAGTGTCCCTAACAACGATATCGTAACAATGGTAGTGCGGGATATTTTGAAATCAACCATGAATTATATGTATGGAGTAAACAATAACAACGAAAATGAAGAAGAAAAGGAGAATGAGTAATGGAATTAAACAAAGTTGTAATTCGAAATACAGTAAACAAAGCAATCTTAAAAACAAGAAAACATGGACCGGAGATCGGTTTAGTATTTGGTGTAGCCGGTGTGGTCGGATCTACAATTATGGCATGTGTAGCCACAGCTAAGGTTGTAAGAATTGCTGAAGAAAGCAAATATAAAAAAGAAGAGTTGGATATTCAGAAAGCGGATGGAGATATTACTGCGGAAGAGCACAAGGAGCAGGTGGACAAACTTTATATTCAGACAGGAATCGAAACTGTCAAGTTATATCTTCCGGCTGTAGGGCTCGGCGCCTTATCACTGGCAAGCATTATCTCCTCTCATGTAGTATTAAAGAAGAGAAACGCATCTCTTGGCGCTGCTTATATTGCACTGGATCGAGGATTCAAAGAATATCAGAAACGAGTAGAAGAACGTTTTGGAGAAGATGTAGAAAGGGATATTCGCTACGGTATCAAAGAGGAAGAAGTAACTGAGAAGACCGTGACGAAGAACGGGAAGGAAAAAGAAACAACCAAAAAAGTCACCACATTTAATCCAAGTGATCTTGGACCATATGCAAGAATCTTTGACTCCGGATGCAATGGCTGGACAAAGGATCCAAATCGAAACAAAGATATTCTGTTAGATTGTCAGAATTGGGCAAATAACAAATTGAAAAGAAAAGGACGTCTTCTTTTAAACGACGTATACGAGATGTTAGGTTTTGAACCAACCAAAGATGGTATGGTTATGGGTTGGCTTTATGACTTAGATAATCCAAACCTTCAGAATTATGTAGATTTCGGTCTGTGGAATCTGGAAAGTGAAGCAAGTCGCCGGTTCATTAATGGATTGGAGCAGAATGTGATTCTTGATTTCAACATCGACGGAAATATTTATGAAATGTTGGACTGACAATATTTGATCTTTATGATTATCCGTGGAGGTTTTTTGATTATGATGAATAAAAGTATAACGATCATTTGTTCTTTTGCTGCGGGAGCTTTAGCGGGCTCCTTAGCGGCAATTTTTGCAGTAAAGAAATACTATAACGATTATTATTGGAACTTGTCTAAAAAAGAGACGGCTGAAATGAAAAACTACTATGAGAAAAAACTTGCGAACGAAAAGGACATAACCAATGTACAAATTGAAAAACGTGCATATGAAGTCCTGGCAGAGCAGTACTCGACTCATAGTCAGGAAGAACATATTTTAGAACGAGGAAAAGATTACGAGGAGGATATGTGTATTATGGAAGAAAGACCATATATTATTGAACCAGAAGAGCTCGGAGAAACTGATTACGAAGTAGAAACTCTCACTTACTATGCTGACCATGTGCTGACATTTGAAAACGATGATGTTATCGAAAACGTAGATGAACTGGTCGGACGAGAATCTCTGTCACACTTTGGAGAGTATGAGGACGACACTGTTTACGTACGTAACGATCGGTTACAAACCGATTTTGAGATTCTTGCCGATACAAGAAATTACTGTGATATTTATTGCACAGCAGAATAGAGGTGAGTAAATTGGTATTGGAATATTACGCTTGGCTTTGCAATTTCATCATCAAGGGTCAGTTTCCACCAGAAATGAAGTATGAAAAAGTGATCCAGTATTTATTTTTTCGTGACTTTACATACTCAATCCCGAATGATAAAAATCGTTATCGGGATGGACTCGATCTTAGGTATCGATTTGGCATGGAATTAACTGGGAATGATATTGATCAGGCCAGGTATATTGCAGACATGATCAATCGCAATCAGAGATGCAGTGTACTGGAGATGATGATTGCGTTAGCGATTCGTATGGAAGAAGAGATTATGGACAATCCTGCAATCGGAAACCGTACGAGTCATTGGTTTTGGAGAATGATGTCTAACTTAGGACTCTCTGGAATGACTGACGATATTTATAATGAAAAAGAAGTAAAAGACATCATTGATCGATTTTTAAATCGAGATTATGCCCCAGATGGAACCGGTGGGCTATTTCGAGTTCGAGGAATCAAGGAAGATATGCGAGATGCTGAGATCTGGTGGCAGATGAATTGGTTCTTGAACAGTATATCTTAAAGGAGGTAGGGAGAATGTGTTTGACTTTCTAGTAATTGCATCGAAACCAACCAGAACAGGTTTTGATATTTTCCCTAAATTTAAACTATATCCAAAAAGCAAAGACTTAATGATCCGAGGAGGGGACTTTTATGCAGTATGGCTGGAAGACAAAGGTGTCTGGTCTACCGTAGAAGGAGACGCTCTGCAGGAAATCGATCGTGAATTGGATCGGTATGTGGCTGACAATAAAGAAAAAATGGGTGGAGCACAGATTCGAGTCCTGCATATGTGGGATTCGGATTCTGGCATGATTGATAAATGGCATCGATTCTGTCAAAAGCAAGCAAGAGATTCCTATCATCCGTTAGACGATACACTGGTATTTAGCAACTCTCCAATTCAGAAAGAAAACTATTCCAGCAAAAAATTACCTTATGCATTGGAGCCTTGTGACATTCCAAGTTACGAGAAACTGATGTCTACCTTATATTCCCCAGAAGAACGACATAAAATCGAATGGGCAATTGGCGCAATCATCACTGGTGAGTCGAAGGAGATTCAGAAATTTATTGTATTGTATGGGGCACCAAAGACTGGTAAATCCACAATCCTTAATATCATTCAGATGCTATTTGAAGGATATTACGCAATATTTGATGCGAAAGCGTTAGGGTCTGGAGGGAGCCAGTTTGCGCTGGAGGCATTTCGTAACAATCCCTTAGTAGGCATTCAGCACGATGGAGATCTGTCTCGGATTGAGGATAACACCAGACTTAACAGTTTAGTTTCTCATGAAGAAATGTTGGTTAACGAGAAGTATCAACGTTCCTATACGAATCGTTTCAGAGCTTTCTTATTTTTAGGAACCAATAAACCGGTCAAGATTACCGATAGTAAATCAGGTTTACTTCGAAGGTTAATCGATGTGACTCCAACCGGGAACCGGGTTCCAAGGAAAGAATACGATCAGGCAATGAGGCATGTAAAATTTGAGCTTGGTGGGATTGCGTGTCATTGTAGGGACGTCTATTTGGAAAATCCAAGATATTATGATGAATATGTTCCGGTTCATATGATGGGGGCATCGAATGATTTTTACAACTTTGTTTTGGATTCTTACCATATTTTCATCGAACACGAAACCATTTCGTTAAGAACCGCCTGGAAATTATACAATCAGTATTGCGAAGATGCCAAGATTACTTATCCTTATTCTCAAAGGGTATTTAAAGAAGAACTACGAACCTATTTTAAAGACTTTGAGGATGGACCAATCTCCAAATGTAAGTATATTGGATTTAAGACGGATATTTTTGAAAAGAAAGAAGAAACGACAGAAGAGGTCAATGAAAAACAAACCGCATGGCTTCAACTGGAAGAGAATCAATCTTCAATATTAGATCAAGTATGTGCTTTATGTCCGGCTCAATATGCGAATTCAGAGGAAACTCCGAGAAGAAAATGGGAGAATGTCAAAACAAAATTAAAAGATTTAGATACGTCTCAACTACATTATGTTAAAGTGCCAGAGCATTTAATTGTGATCGACTTTGATATTATGGATGAAAATGGGGAAAAATCTTTTAAATTAAATTTAGAAGCAGCAAGCAAATGGCCAGAAACCTATGCTGAGGTGTCTAAAGGCGGATCTGGTATTCACTTACATTACTATTATACAGGAGATCCAAACGAGTTGTCTCGGATATTTGATAAATCGGTAGAGATCAAAGTGTTTACTGGAAACAGTTCTCTGAGAAGAAAACTTACCAAGTGCAACAAAAAACCTATTGCAACAATTAGTTCTAACTTACCGTTAAGAGAGGTGAAAAAAGTGATTGATTTTAGTGTATACAAAAATGAAAAGGCGATTCGGACGATTATCAAAAAATCGTTAAACAAAGAATATCCACCTCATAGTACAAAATGCAGTATCGATTTTATTAAAGACACCTTAGATAAAGCATATCAAAGTGGAATGACTTATGACGTTCAGGATTTTCAAAACTCAGTGATCGCATTTGCAGCTCAGTCGACGCATCAATCTGACTATTGTTTAAAACAGGTTGCAAACATGAAATGGAAGTCTGAAGATATTGCAGAAGTAGATCCAGTAAAAATCGATGAATCTCAGCTGGTATTCTATGATGTGGAGGTTTTCCCAAACTTATTTTTAGTGTGTTATAAGTTTCGAGGAAAAGACAAACCTGTCATTCGGATGTATAATCCATCCCCAGATGATTTGGAACGGTTTGCCGGAAATAGCATTATCGGATTCAACTGTCGAAGATACGATAACCATATGGTATACGCTCGTATGCTTGGGTATACTAACGAACAGTTATTCCAGTTATCTCAAAAGATCATCAATTCTGCAAAAGGAGAGAATCGAGAATACTTCTTTGGACCGGCATACAATCTTTCCTATACGGATATTTATGACTTTGCCTCAGCAGGAAACAAGAAGTCCTTAAAGAAACTGGAAATCGAAATGGGAATCCACCATCACGAGTTAGGCCTTCCATGGGATCAGCCAGTACCAGAAGAGCTGTGGGATAAGGTTGGCGATTATTGTGAAGACGACGTCATCGCGACAGAAGCTGCATTCGATTACTTAAAATCAGACTGGATTGCAAGACAGATTCTGGCTGACTTAGCAGACATGACAGTAAACGATACCACCAATACTCTTACCACCAAAATTATATTTCAGGGAAACAAACATCCACAAAGTGAATTCCATTATCGGAACTTAGCGGAACCGGTTTATGAGATGGATGAGGAATCCATGGACTTCTTAAAAGAAGCTTGTCCAGTGATGATGTCCAAACGTCACGGAGAAGCCGGGAGTCTTTTGCCATATTTTCCTGGATACGAGTATAAGAACGGTGTTTCGACTTACAAAGGAATCGAAGTTGGAGAGGGCGGGTTAGTCTTAGCCGAACCTGGCGTGTATTGGAATGTAGCACTCCTTGATATCGCCAGTATGCATCCGCACAGTATTATTGCTGAGATCTTATTTGGTGTAATGTACACGAAGGCATTCCGAGAAATTGTAGTAGGTCGTGTGGATATTAAGCATACAGCATGGGATGAGGTCGATAAGATTCTTGGAGGAAAGTTAAAACCTTATATTCAGAGAGTCATCGACGGAGAGATTACTGCTGGAGATTTGGCAAATGCATTAAAGACCGCTATTAACTCAGTTTATGGTCTTACCAAGGCAAATTTTGATTGTGCGTTCCGTGATATTCGTAACAAAGACAATATCGTGGCAAAACGAGGAGCACTCTTCATGGTGGATCTGGCTGAAGCAGTTCAGAAGAAAGGATTCCAGGTTGCACATATTAAGACCGATTCTATCAAAATCCCAGATGCTACTCCGGAGATTATTCAGTTTGTCATGGACTTCGGGAAAGACTATGGATACACCTTTGAACACGAGGCAACCTATGATCGGATGTGCTTAGTCAACGACGCAGTTTATATTGCAAAATATAAAGATCCGGAATTGTGTAATCAGATGTACGGATATGTTCCAGAGAAGAACGCAAAGCATCCAAACGAATGGACTGCTACTGGAAAACAGTTTCAGGTTCCATATGTATTCAAGACCTTGTTTAGCAAAGAACCATTGGTCTTTGAGGATATGTGTGAAGTGTTCTCAGTCAAGAATGCTTTATATTTGGATATGAACGAATCATTACCAGATGTTACCCAAGCAGAAAAAGAATTAGACAAACTGGAAACGAAGTATCGAAAAGGCGAAATTTCAGATACCTTATTCGAACCGGAAGCAAAGCGATTATCAGAGATTATCCAGACTGGTCATGACTACCACTTCGTCGGAAAAGTAGGACAGTTCTGTCCAATTCGAAAAGGACACGGCGGTGGCATCTTAAAACGAATGCAAGACGGAAAGTATTACGCAGCAAGTGGCACAACAGGATATCGTTGGATGGAATCTGAATTAGTGCGAAATCAAGTAAAAGACGGCGTGGATATTATTGATCAGGGATATTATCACAAATTGGTAGATGATGCGGTGGACGCAGTATCGAAGTATTGCGATTTCGAACGGTTTACTTCAGATGAACCATATCAGGAAACTTTTATGAATATTCCGGAAGACGTAGATGACGAACTTCTATTCGCGTAAACTACATGGAATATTATGAAAGAAACTATAGAAAGGAGTATGAACTATGGAAAACACAAATAACGAATTTACATTCACACAGGAGGAAGTAGAGACAGCTTGTAAGGAGGTATACAATCGAGGAGTCGATCACGGAATTATCGCCTCAGGCATTAGTTTAATTGCTGCTGTAGGATTGTGTAAAGTAATCGATGCGTTAAGACAGAAACGGAAAAAATAGTTTCTACACGGAAGAGTCTGACTAACGTTAGGCTCTTCTCTTTGTTTTATGATGAAAGGAGTAAAACACATATGGTATGGGATTGCGTAAAAATTGGTTTCGGCTTAGGATTAGGTGTACAACTTAGTATCATTACCATTGGAGCATTTTCTGGATTAGTTAAAAAAGAAAACAAAACAAACAAGGAGGACAAATAAGATGAGATTAACCATTGTACCAGGAACAGGAGTATTACAGATTGACGACGCAAGAATCATTCACAAGAACTTTCAGGGACGTCCGTCCAAATATAACCGAAAAGGGGATCGAAACTTTTCTGTTGTTATTCCGAATGACGAAGTGGCTCAGCTTTTACTGGAACAGGAGAATAAATACGGAAAGTCTTGGAATGTGCATATCAAAGCACCAAGAGAAGATGGAGAAGAGCCGTTCCGTTATCTCCCAGTTAAGGTAAGTTTTGCCGGAAGAGGGCCGCGTATATATTTACGGTCAGGACGTGCAAGACGACCGTTAAGCGAAGATACGATCAGTATTCTGGATGAGATTGACATCGATCATGTAGATCTTGATATACGGCCATATGACGGTGACGGGGCTGGGTTAAATGGTCCATTCCGGTCGGCATATCTCTCCGCTATGGAAGTGTATCAGAATGTGGATCGTTTCGAAGCGCGGTATGCAGAAGAGGAACATCCGGAAGAGTAATTGATATTTTGGGTAGGGCCTCACTATTGGGGCTCTACCATTAAGGAGGTATAAGGTATATGCAAAAATTGATCTATTGGCTCGTACGAAGACATCTTAGACTAAAAATCGGAGAGCCTTTTCGTTTTACCAATCAAAAGACGAGAGCGATTTATCGATTCACAAAAACTATGTTATGGAAATCCTGTCCGGAGACGGTCAGTTATTTAGATACAGCTACTATTCGAGCATGTAAATGTAAATGGGTCACCGTACCAGCTGGAGTTAGTCTCAATTGGTTGCTAGATCCGGAATGCGAGGTGGTTACGATGAGCGCAGATGAGTGTGTGGACGAAATGGTAAAGGAGACAGTCTAATGTGTATTTACGATTTGGCAGAAAAGATCAACGCGTTAAGTAAGCGTGGATACCATGTACATTATATTGTTCATACCAGCGATCAAAAAGTAGAACAGCTGGTGGAGGTACATCTGAAAAATTTGAATACCGAAAATGAGTATGTTGGTTCTTTGTCTTATTTGACATTGGACGACATGTACCAATCCATGTTCGATTGGCTTTATACGCATGAAGGAATCGACACTGCAATTATGAATGGAGGGAAACCACTTGAATAACTATGATATTCCATGTGATACTTGTACACACCGTGATATTTGTAAGCACAAAGTAGCGTGCGAAAATATGCGTGATGCAGTTAGCAAAAGTTTAGAGTACTATGATGCTAGCACGTTTACTTTTTCTATTCGCTGCAAATATTTTGAGAAAAGCGAACCAATTTTTAGGGAGGGAAGACGTTATGCATGACACTTTAGGGAATTATCTATACTATATCTATTCACAAAAACACTATGATGTATCCTTTGATACACTTTTCTGGGCTTCTGGAAATCCAGAACTTTCCATCGTTGTATCTACTCCAAACTTTAAAAAGATTCGGCGTGTGCTAGCTAAGGAAGACTTCGAGATCAATATATTGGGAGACGATTGGTTATTACTCCAAACACTGAAGTCTATGGTTGAGGAATTAGAAGATTATGAGCGAAGTTAGTTTATATCCGCATCAAATCAGAGCCGTTCGAAACATGCATAACGGATGTATTCTATATGGTCGAGTTGGGTCTGGAAAATCGAGAACTGCATTGGCGTATTACGCACTAAAGCAGTGTGGATCATTAGATCCTTATCAGTTAGCGGTTAGCTCTCCAAAAGATTTATATGTCATTACAACAGCAAGAAAACGAGATGATATGGATTGGGAGAAAGAAATGATTCCGTTTGGATTAAAAACCGATTCCGACCCAAAACACAATTTTATTGCAAATCAGGTGGTAATCGATTCTTGGAATAACATCAAAAAATATAAAAATGTAGAAAACGCGTTCTTTATATTTGATGAACAGCGCGTTTGCGGATACGGAGCTTGGTCCAAAACCTTTATTCATATCGCAAAAAGTAATGAATGGATTCTATTGTCAGCAACGCCAGGAGATCGCTGGGAAGATTATATTCCTGTATTTGTAGCAAATGGATTCTATCGGAATAAAACAGAATTCGAACGGGAACATTTGGTATACGCCTATCCATATCGATATCATAAAGTAGACCGATATTTAAGTATTCAACGTTTGGAGCGTTTGCGGGATAAGGTTTTAGTTGAAATGCCTGATGTTCGACATACAATCCAACATCATGAGGATGTATATTGTAATTACGACAAACATCTTTACAGAGAGGTGAATAAAACAAGATTTGATCCTTTTGAGAATAAACCAATACAACAGATCAGTTCCATGTGTTATATTTTGCGCAAAATCCAAAATACAGATCCAAGTAGACAAACCGCTTTACTTGAGTTGTTTGAGAAGCATCCAAAGATGATTATCTTTTACAACTTTGATTATGAGTTGGATATTTTGAAAAGTATACATTATGGAAAAAATGTCGAAATTGCTGAATGGAATGGTCATAAACACCAACCAATTCCGGAAGGAGCATCCTGGGTTTATCTCGTTCAGTATACAGCTGGCGCTGAAGGATGGAATTGTATTCGGACCGACACTATCGTATTCTTCAGTCAAAATTATAGTTACAAGATTATGGAACAATCATCAGGTAGGATCGATCGACTCAATACCCCCTATACCGATTTATATTGCTATCACTTAAAATGTCGTAGCGGAATCGATCAAGGAATCAGTCGTACACTTGCTCAGAAAAAACAATTTAACGAACGGAGGTATATGAAATGGGATTCGTAGAGATTTCCGTATGGTTTATGATTTTTGTGGTTTTGTCTGTGGCAGAGATTGCCATAGCGATATTTCTTGACTTTCTAGGTGATGAAGACGGAGTTGGATTTATTATAATGATGTTATTATCCTGTGTCGCCTTAGCAATTATGATCGCCTACTTACTAAGTATAAACGGTGTTATTTAAAGGAGGGAATAATGATGACAGCAACACCAGACGAAAAAATGAAAGGCTTAGAGCATGCAATGTCGAATCAAGAAGCTGCCGATATTTTAAAGAAGTTGGTCTATATCCAAGAAGGTCGTGGAAATGGAAAAAGTCATACAATGATGAAAATTAAGGTAGCATTATCAAAAGCAATTCAATCGCTGGAACAAGAATCGCAACATTAACATATTCTATAATGAGAATAAGGATATAGGAGGTTCTAGTATGAGAAACGTAAAAGAATGGATGAAAGATCGCAAAAAGGAAATCGGAATCGCAGCGGTATCAATCGCTCTTGGAGCAATTGGTGGTATTTCGGTGTACAAATGGTCTAGAAGAGACGTAGAACGACTGCACGAGAACGCTATGGATGTATATATGAAAACCTATTCAGCGTTAAAGGGTTCGGTGTCAGTCATACCTACGAATTTTGAAAAGGTCGGAATCACTGATGCAACTATGGGCGAATTGGAATTGATGATTGAAGGATTAAAACAACATGGATCATATAATCCAAATCGAGGCGTGACAGGAATCGCAGTATTCTTGAAGGAAAAGGGGGAGTCCTGAGGGACTTCTCTTTTTATTTTTTTTAGAAAGGATATAACTATATGACTAATTTTAGAAACGAATTAATACAGCAGATCAAGGATTCTGGTCAGGAGTTAATCGACCGGGCGGACAGTTTGGTATCACCGGACTTAACAGAGATTACTGATTTTGGCATTACGTTAAGTTTTCATCAAGGGGAGTGTCCGACTATAACGACTGAAACAGAAGTGGTTAATCGAAGAGTTTGTAAGAGACTTTGGAAGAAAGGAGAATAAATATGGATATGAGCGAGGTGATACGTCTATATTGTAAAAACGACATAAAAACGACTAAGTGGATAACCATATGGACTCTTCCAAACAACAAACGAAAGATGATGGGACTACCACTTAAAAGATTCACTAATTTAAAAAAATGTTCAAAGAAAGGAAAAATAAACTAATGGATAATATCAAAGAAACTTACTATCATATTTATTGTCCGCTGTGCGAGCATCAGTCGGTGCCAGAAGACAAGTACCCGTGTCACGAGTGTCTGAACGAACCGTATCGTATCGATTCGCACAAACCGGCATATTTTAAAGAGAAGTATGAGGTCAAGGATGCTGAAGATTTGAACGGACGAAAATACCGAGTGTTAAAGAAAAAGGAGGAACGGATAGTATGAACGGAAACGAGTATCAGAAATTAGCATCAAGGACGATTAACCCGGATTTGAATCCGGCAAGACAGGAGCTGCATGCGTTATTTGGCATGTGTGGAGAAATTGGTGAACTGCAGTCGATCTACCAGAAAGAGTATCAGGGTCATCCGTTTGATTCAGTACATGCGAAAAAAGAGTTAGGAGATCTACTGTGGTTCATTGCAGAATATTGCACGGCCATGAACTGGAAACTAGAAGATGTGATGATGTTGAACATCCAGAAACTGAAAGAACGATATCCGGAAGGATACGACGACTGGCATTCCTTGCATCGGAAAGAGAGCGATATTTAATGTCAGGAATTCGATGTCCAGAATGTAAGAGGGATACAATTGTAGTCGCAACGGAGTACATAAGTTCCACTAATATGCAATGTCGGTATCGAAAATGTAAATCTTGTGGGCTTCACTTCAAAACGGTGGAGTCCATTGCTATATATGGCAAAAGGAGGAAATAAGTATGATGAAAATTGTTGCTACCAAATGGGGCGAAAATAGTGAAAAACTTCGCAAAGCATTATCAGAAAATGATGGATTAAAAAACTGTAATTACCTCGATTTAGTAAAACTTAGTTTTGACATCATTTTAAACGACGGCTCACCTGCCACAGCACGACTTGATCTTGGTAAAATCACAGAAGTAGACGATGGAGGATATCAAGGAACATTACTATATTTAATTCCATTCGACACGTATCAACCAACTGAGTATGAATATTTAATGACCTATGTAAATTATGGATCCTGTTCAGTTTGTGATACGTTACAATCTATACAAGACCGTAACGGGGACCATAAAAAACTTACGAAAGAACAGGTAGATGATTTTATGGCTCTATGCAAAGATATTTTGCAGAACACAATATGCCCATATAATTTCGGATGGAGAGCAAGCGATAAGTTTAATCAGTTTGGTTCTATATATTAAAAGGAGGAAATAAGTATGCACAAAAAAGAACGAGGTTTTTTCGGGTTACTGTTGGATTTTATCCTAACCTTAGCTACCGGTGGTTTATGGTTAATTTGGATTTTGATTCGATTTTTACGGAATCGGTAAGGAGGGGTTGGAGTGAGAAAAGATACCTTTAATAAAAAACAATTACATCAGTTATCTGCATTATGCAAAGAAGGCAAACACGGTTCTCAATTAGATAAAGATTTGTGGAACTTACGTTACCTTCGATATTCTGTTTTATTTGGGAGTTTCGAGTATCGGTCTGGTATTATTGCTACCTTAGATCGAGCGATTCAGAAATTAGAGGAGGAGAAAAATGAAGATCATTAAAGAAGGGTCCACCACAAAACAATTTACTTGTGATAATTGCGGATGCATATTTGAGTGTGATGCCAGCGAATATCGTCGTGAAACGGGCTGCACGAATATTAATGTTACTTATTATACAGCAGTTTGTCCAATATGTGGAATGAAACTATCATTTCTGGAGAGATAAGAAACGCGATCAAAAGTATGAAAGAATGAGCAAAAAGAGAAACGGAACAGATAAATAAAGGAGAAATAATTATGTTTAACGTAAAAAGATTTGATAGTAGCGAAGGTAATGTATGTAAGTATGTGTTTACCGATGATAGCACAGTATTAGAAGCGGTATTATATAAGTACGAGGACTTCTACAAACGTACGGTTATTTGCTGCTCAACGATGAGTGGTTGTCCAGTTGGATGCACATTCTGCGGAACTGGTAAGAAGTTTATTAGAAACATTGACGCCAGCGAAATTGTAGAACAGATACGTTATATTTTAAAAGACATGAATATTGAAGACGTAGATTATAAAGGAGAAAGATTCCAGATCATGTTCATGTCTATGGGCGAGCCGTTCTTAAACTATTGGGAAGTAAAAGAAGCCATCGTATATCTTCATGATATGTATCCTCATGCGGAACTTCTCGTTTCTACTATCGCTCCGGATAAAGATGAAGAATTTACTGACTTTATTCAACTTTCAAAGGATATTCCTAAAATTGGTCTGCAGTTCTCGATTCATCGGGCTTACAATACATATCGTGATATTCTCATCCCATATAAGAATAAATACAAACTTAATCAAATTCGAGATTATGGAATTCTTTGGTGGAAAGAGACTAATCGACATCCTTATTTAAATTACTGCATTGACGGTACGAATGACAGTGTCGGGGATGCTATCGCATTAATGGATATTTTCAGTCCGATCGTGTTCCATTTTACATTCTCTGTAGTATGTTCCAGTGACGAAAACATGAAAGAAGCTGGGTTTAAGAACCTGAACGCCATTCGTGAATTTGAACAACTGTTTTTAGAAAACGGTTACAACACTCGTATATTTGATCCAGCCGGTCAGGATGATATTGGCGGCGGTTGTGGACAATTATGGTATGTGCAACAGTGGGTGAAAGAGCATGAAAAGCGACAAAATTTAATTTAAAGAAAGGGGGAAGAACCTATCAAAAGATTATTTTAAATGTAGAAGCATATTGTCAGAATTGTCCTAGATTTGAACCAACTGTAAATAATAGAACGCATTTATTTAGTGGTGAAGATTGTGCTTTCATACAAACAGAAATAGTATGTCAGCATAGAGAGCAGTGCGATACTATGGCAAATTTTTTGAGAAAAGAGCTTGAGATTGAGAGATGAGAAACGTAACTATTTCAAATCGTTGACGAACAGCATGGGCCTTGTACATTGATAAATATTCTAAATCTTCATTCACGAAAAAATATGTTAGGAGAGTCCCTGTTTTAACGCAGGGTCTCTCTTTTTTAGAAAGGAGAGATTTCATGGAACTGTCTAATATAACCAAATCACTTGAAGACGTTAAGGATCAAAATTACAAACGTGATCCGTTCAATAAATACGTAAATATAGTAAATAAACTTAACGATATTATTGCAGAACTCAAAGAAGTCGAGCATGAGCGCTTGAATGATATAATCGCTTTGCATCTTCAAAAGAACAACAGCGAACTTATCTCCCGCTGCATTATTAAGCAATCCGAAAATTCGTCGAAAACCAAGACCTGGAAAGAGTTTTGTGAAGAGGAAAATAAGCGGCGCATCGAAAATCTTGAAAGAGAGAACAAAAGACTTAAGGAAGAGATACAGAAATCGAATAATGACTGGTATTTCTTTGTTGCTGCATTATTTATTATGTGCGTTATGAATCGAGATGATGAAAATGAACCACTCACATAATGAATCAAAAGTAAAACAGGTCCGTAAAAAGCCAATTATTAATATTAGGAGGGAATATGGTCGTCAAGTTTGAAATTAGCAAACACACTACATGGAAAGGCATAGATTACGAGAAAACGATCGAAGCCCCGAATCTAAACATAGCGATCATACAGTTGGCCATGGAATGCGATTTGAAAGACGTTATCACTATTTATATTAATGACGATGAGGAGGAAAGTAACGATGATTAACGTTCCAGATGAACACGTCGATCAGTACATAAAGCTCTTTAAAGATAAGGACATTCAACTGGATATTTTGCAAGAGGAGTGTTCCGAATTATTTAAGGAGATCTCAAAATACAAAAGAAGTTTGAAAAGTCCGGGTGTTGGAAATTGCGTAGAAAACCCAATTGACGGCATCATAGAAGAAATGGCTCACGTCGCTATTTCGTCAGAAATTGTGGCTAAGATTCTAGGAATAACAAAGGATGATGTTCAAGCAGAAATTAACAAAAAAGCTGAGAAATTCGGAATCAAAGAGTTTTCACATCCTGATATACCGTTACATAGTAGATACACAAAAGATGTTTTACACCATGAAAAACCGTTACATAGTAGATGCATAGGTTGCGAATACTGTGACGAAGTCAATAGAGAATGCGTAAGAGAAGGAAAGTCAGGAGCCATAGGGGTTTGTTGGATGAGTGAGGAATATTGATATGATAGTTAGGAGGAATCGTAATGCTTAACATGATCTTTTTTGGTTTTTTAGTCTTACTAATTGTTTTCATCGTAGGTATTCTTGCTTATGAAATCCTATCCGAGAATTATGATAAATGTTACGGACGTATGGAAAAAGAGGAACTGGCGCATAACGGAAATTGCAGGGGGATGGGACGAGAATGCCGGAGTTGTCCGTATTACACGGAATTGCCAATTATGAAGATTGGCGAAGAGGAGGAACAGAGATGATCTTATTTTTGTGTATATTGATATTTGCTTGTTTGTATACTGCTATGGGCATCCTGGTTTCAGGACTGTTATATACCAATCGTGTGGAAATGACTCCAAATGAGAAGAAAATCATATTTTGTATGGTGGTTCTTCTATGGCCGTTCGTCTTACTTATGATCTTATATTCCACTGCAAAAGGGTGGTTAGATTAGTTATGTACATCGATATTGTACTAGATGATAAAGAATTGGAGACCATTACGAATGGCGGGTTTATTAAAATTGCAGCACCAGATGGAATATGTATTACAATTTTAAAAGATTTGGAGGAAAACGAGAATGGGTAAAGTAAGAGTAAGAATTGTAGAAGGATATAACTATGGTGATTTGGAATACCAAATTAACAGCGCTATTGAGACCTTGGAGAATACACCAGGTATCGATATTGTGGTGAACACTGTTGACGTTATACAGCATACTCATATTAACGGGGTGGAGTTACTGACTGGTGTCATTATGTATACTGCTTGGAAACAGGAGGATTAGAATGGACTTATTTGCTGAATTTCAAAAGCAATTCCCTTATATGGTAGACCATGTATCTAATATAAAAAATCATCGAGACGGAACCATCGATATTTTCTATGAAGATGGATCATTTGGGGTATTCGACAATGTCATAGGAACCTTTCGATATTTTCCAAAATGCAGGGATATAGAAATGACAGAAAATCGTTGGAAAATTGAATTGGGTCAAAAGATCTACCGTACGATGTTAAGTAAAGGTTATACCATGAGGCAACTTTCCGATATTAGTAAACTTGGGTATGATACATTATCTCGATATATTAATGGTCATACAGCACCAACCTCTTATACACTGAAACGTATTGCTACAGCACTTGGAGTAAGTGTAGGAGAGTTAACCAGTTTTGAAAAATATTATAAGTAATATTGGAGTATTTGTAGAAAGAGAAGTTTGGAGTAAATAACGTATTCCTACTTCTCTTTCTATATTTAGAATGTTGGAGTAAATGTAGAATATAGTTGGAGTAAACCCCAAACATCTTATAAAGTATATTTGGAGTATTTGTAGAATGTATATTTTACCTTTATGTGAAGTTTGGAGTAAATACAAAACATCTCAATTCTATATTTACAACATTTTTTATTTCGCGAAAAAAACAAGGCCTATTATGAGAGGAAAGGGTTAATCGTGAGATGAACTCCTTCCTTTTGTATTTTTGTGTATACTTTATTCATCCTTATTCTTTTTATTTCTACTGTGGTTAGGAGGCTCTGTTTATATGAAGGAAAATCGATTCCAATCAAAATTGATCGAGGATCTTGAATCCCGTTTCCCAGGATGCATTATTCTAAAGAACGATTCCAGTTATAGGCAGGGCATTCCTGACCTAACCATTTTCTATCAAGACAAATGGGCAACGTTAGAAGTAAAAAAGAATAAAAAAGCGGTCCATCAACCGAATCAGGATTATTATGTGGACCAAATGAATAAAATGTCTTTCTCGCGTTTTATCTATCCAGAGAATAAGGAGGAAGTGTTACATGAACTTCAACAAGCATTTAGAGATTAAAGGAGGACATGCTATATTTGGAGCGTCCCAACATTCATGGCTCCGTTACAATGACGATAAGTTAATTGAACGAGTCGATAATTTAATGAGTAAGAATTTGGGCACTGAAATACATGACTTTGCCAGATCTCAAATTGACTTAGGAATTCGATCAACTAGTGTTCGTAGTTTGAAGAATTCTTTAAAAACCTATATTTACAGAAAATATTTTGATGAAGAAATCGACAGTTTGAGCGATTACGGAAAGAAGATTATTAATGGTGTTTCTCGCCTGAACAAAACCGTTTTCGATAATCTTCAAACCTATATTAACGATTGTGTAGGTTACTGTATGACACCGGAACAGAAACTATGTGCCGATCTCTATTATTTTTATGGCACTGCAGATGCGATTTCTTATCGAGATCATACTTTACGAATCTTCGATTTGAAGACAGGTCGTATCGAAGCTCATATGGAACAGCTAATGGTATATGCAGCGTTTTTCTGTATTGAGTATAAGGTTGATCCAAAAGAAGTGGAACTATTCGATTTAAGACTTTATCAGAATGATCATGTGGTTTGTCATAATCCAACGGCTGCGGATATTGAGCAAATCGTCAATAAAGTGGTTCACAGCCGTAACGTGATTCAAAAGGTATTTGTTGATAAGATGTAAGGAGGACAAAACATGAGTGATATGATAAGTGAGATGTTAGAGATATTGACCGGAGTGTCTAGTGAAGAGGAATTACTTCATTATGGTACGCCAAGACATTCAGGAAGATATCCTTGGGGATCAGGAGAAGATCCGTATCAGCATGGAAGCCGTGACTTCTTAAGTCGTGTAGAAGAATTAAAAAAACAGGGGTGGCAAGAGACTCCTGAAAATATAAGAGAAGAGTTTGGACTCAACACTACACAGTATCGAATGGAAAAGAAAATATGCCGAGAAGAACGGCGTACTATGCAGGTTGATCAAGCTAAGTCCCTTCGTGATGATGGATTAACTCCAACTGAGATTGGTAGAAAAATGGGTTTGAACGAATCCAGTGTTCGATATTTGCTGAATGAAGATGCAGAGAGTCGTATGCGAACTACCAAAGCAACCTATAATCTACTAAAGGAACAGGTAGATGAAAAGCGGATGATCGATGTTGGAACAGGTGTCAATCTGGATTTGAATATTTCCAATGAGCAGCTCAATACAGCGCTTTATATGTTGGAGCGAGAGGGGTATCATATTTATAAAGGCGGTATTCCTCAGGCTACCAATCCAGGAAAACAGACAAATCAAAAGGTTTTAACGAAACCAGATGTGGAGCATAGAGAAATCTATAACTATGATCAGGTTCATACTATTAGAGATTATATTTCCAGGGATGGTGGAGAGACTTATGAAAAGAAATTCAACTATCCTTCGAGTATGGATAGTAAAAGACTCCAAATCGTCTATAAAGAAGATGGTGGAGAATTAAAAGATGGACTTGTAGAACTTCGAAGAGGTGTTCCTGATTTGTCTTTGGGCGATTCCCATTATGCACAGGTTCGTATTTTAGTAGATGGTGACCGATATATTAAGGGAATGGCTATATATTCTGATGATTTGCCAGATGGAGTAGATGTTCGTTTCAATACCAATAAGTCTAAGAACACTCCTGTGAGGGATGTATTAAAGCCTATCAAAAATGATCCCGATAATCCATTCGGTTCTTCTATTAAAGATGCTGATCAAGGTGGGCAATATTGGTATGACTCCAAGACAGGTGAAAGAATTCCTGGAAGTTCAAAGAATCCGAATAAGAAGCTTGGATTAATTAACAAAAGAGCTGATGAAGGAGATTGGGGAGATTGGAAAAACGGCTTGCCATCTCAGTTTCTTTCTAAACAGTCTATCACTATGGCTCAAAAACAGCTTAATATTGCAAAAGCAGATAAACTGGCAGAGTTTGAAGAGATTACCAATCTTACCAACCCTACAATTAAGAAACATTTATTGTCTAAATTTGCAGATGGTTGTGACTCTGCGGCAGTTGATCTAAAAGCGGCATCCTTACCAGGTCAACGATACCATGTTATTATTCCGGTTTCATCTTTAAAAGATACCGAAATCTATGCACCAAATTACAAAGATGGAACAAAGTTGGCTCTGATCCGATATCCTCATGGAGGAAGATTCGAAATTCCAATTTTGACAGTGAATAATAAACATCCTGAGGCTAGAAGAATATTGGGCAAAGACATTACAGATGCAGTTGCTATTAATAAGAAGATTGCTGATCGATTATCCGGAGCAGACTTTGATGGCGATACTGTAATGACAATACCAACCCATGACCGAAAAGGTCGTGTAAAGATCTCCAGTTCCGATCCATTGTCTCAGTTGGAAGGATTTGATCCTAAAGTTATGTATGGACCTGAGACATATAAAGGCAAAACTATCAAGCTCATGAAAGACGAAAAGACTGGCAAAGATGCGACCCAGTCGGAAATGGGCAAGATCTCAAATCTGATTACTGATATGACTTTGGCTGGAGCTAGTAATGCTGAGCTGGCTCGAGCTGTTAAACACAGTATGGTAGTTATTGATGCTGCTAAGCACAAACTCAATTATAAACAGAGTGAGATCGATAATAACATTGCCGAGTTAAAGCGTACTTATCAGGTAAAGATCGACAAGAATGGAAAAGTTCGTTATGGCGGAGCTTCTACTCTTATTTCAGCGGCTAGTGGTCAGGCTACCGTACTGAAAAGGCAGGGTGAACCAAAAGTAAATCTAAAAGGGAAACCATGGTATGATTCGTCTAGACCTGAAGGTACTCTTATTTACAAGACTACAGATGATCTTTACAAACTGTCTGGGTCTACATTCGATAAGGATACCAGAATGTTTACCAGAACAACCAAGGATGGAAAGAAGATCCGGTATTCTGCAGATGATAAGGCTGCGGTTGAAAAATATACCCCCGTCAAAGTAAAAGACAGTCAGGGAAGAACCGTGGGGTGGAGAAGCAAAGATGGCTCCGTCGATTATAAAGTGGCCCCACGTACTCAAAGAAGTACCCGTATGCTTGAAACAGATGACGCCATGACTTTAGTATCCCCTGGTCAACATAAAATGGAACTGGTTTATGCGGAATACGCCAACAGTATGAAAGACCTGGCTAATAGATCCCGTAAGCTTATGATGACCACCGGTAAAATAGACTACGATAAAAATGCAAAAGCCGCCTACCAAAAAGAAGTAGACTCCCTTATGCAGAAATTAAACAATGCGGAAAAGAACCGCATTAAAGAAAGAGCCGCCCAAAGAATGGCAAATGTCGAAGTGTCCAGAAAGAAAGCAGATAATCCTGATTGGAAAACTTCCGATATTAAGAAAGCAAACCAGCAGGCTATCACAAGAGCTAGACAAGAAGTAGGCTCTATCAAACGTAGTCAAAGAAATATAGACATTACCGACAAAGAATGGGAAGCTATTCAGGCTGGAGCTATTAGTGAGAGCTATTTAAAGCGTATCTTAGATAACACAGACATCGATAAGTTAAGAGAAAGAGCGACTCCTCGTAGTTCTAAAGAACTATCCCAGGCCAAAATAAATCAGATCAAAGCTCTAAGTGCTTCTTATACCCAGGCCGAGATAGCTGAGAAACTATCCCTGTCGCCATCTGTTGTATCAAGATACTTGAAAGGAGGAAACTAAGTATGACTGAACAATGTATGCTTACAACATTCGACAATCCTTACAATCCTTTCACAAATTTCAATGAATGGTTCTTGTATGACATGCAGCAAGGCTACAACACTTGTGGTTACTTGGATCGAATCGCAAATCTTTCAAATGATTTATCAGATGAAGAAGCCAAACGGGCTACCGAGGCGGCGATCGATCGTATATTGGATCACGATTTTTTAAATATTTACAAGAAAGTTCGAATCTCAGATAAAAATATTGTTAACGATTCGATCATCAAATAGGTCTTAACGCTCAATAAGGGGGGGG